ATCCCAATCGTTCAGGATATAGACGAGTGGGTTGTCCTTCGTGAAGCCGCTATGTGTATCAATCCCGATAGCGGAGAATGCTACTATAACTGGCATGCTGTCGCTGACAAACGAGGACTTGCTCCCGAAGGATTCCACGTTCCGTCACATATGGAGTGGCTTGAACTTATTAGGTGCTGTGGGGGTGATGAGAAAGCGGGTAACTTGTTGAAATCAACGAAGAAGTGGGGCGGAACTGGGCCTGTCAAAGGATTCAATGCCATCCCTTCAGGGTACCGAAGCGAACATGGAATCTTCAACTATGATGAGTTCTACGCGAGTTGGTGGTCTTCCTCCCCTAATGGTTCAGCGGCTTGGTACTGCTCCGTGAACTCTGGCTACTCGAATGTCTACCGAGGCAGTGCCAACTTTCAAAACGGCTTCCCTATCCGCTTAATCAAAGACTGAACAATGACAGAAAACAACGAACTAGATGAACTACGGGACATCTTCGATACCATCCACCCATTCCAAATAGAATTCGATGACTACTCATTCGAACGCAGATGGCAAGAGTTCAAGCGCAAGTACAACAACAGCGCCACGAACTACTACAACAACGTCACCACCAAATACAGGGAGAGATGCTCGGCATACTCATCGTAATATGCGCCCTAGTACTAATCGTCAAAGTCTCAAAGAGATGATATACGGAATCAAATACACCTACACCACGGAAGTTGTGGACTACCTCGTGCAGAAGTACGGGATTGAAGTTGAACTGACCGAGACGGAAAAGGAATTCATCCTGAAGTCTGTGAACGAACAGGTCAGCAACCACGTGGATGCACTAGTGCACGCGGAGATCGTCCGCAACCTCGTCGAATACCAACTCCTCGACAGCCTTAACATCGATTAACATCCAAAATTTGGATTCAAGAAAACCTCGTCTAATCTTTGTCTCATCAAACAACCAACAAACAATGTCTAACTACAAGCAAATGGCGGAAGCCAACGGACTCGGATGGAATGTCATCAAGACCCCTATGTACACCAAGGTCGATGGTGTAGAACGTGAGACCCCATACTACGCCATCCAAAGGGATGACAATGGGGACGTGTTTCAGAGCGTTACGGGACGCTACGAAATCTTTCAGAACAGCGAGTTGTTTGAACTCGCAGACAGCGTTGCAAGTGCCACGTTGCTCCCAGTCGCAAAGGCAGGTGTCATCGCAGGTGGTCGCCTAGTGTACGTGCAACTGCTTCAGAACACGCTGTCGGGCATCGGAGCGAACAACGATTCAGTTCGTCAGTACATCACCTGCCTGAACAGCCACGATGGAACCAAGTCTGTTTCGTGGGGTATCACCAACTTCACAATCTCATGTCAGAACACGTTCAACCGAGCGTACAAGGAGGCATCCAACAAGGTCAAACACACGTTAACATCCATCAGCCGTCTGCGCGACGATGTTAGCAAAGTGATGGCCCTACAAGGCGAGAATCGCCGCCTAGAGGATATGATCTTCGAGCTAGAGGCACAGCAGGTAGACAACGACTACATCGACAAGTTCCTCGAGAACATCACAGGCATCCGCATCCGCGATGGTCGTGAGGCACTCACAGATATCCACGGACGTGCCATCAATCGTGCAGAGCGCATCCTCGAATCGGTCGAGTCAGAGATGGCGCAGAAAGGACGCACCAAGTGGGGCTTGTGGAGCGGTGTAACCCACTACACCACGCACGTTGCAGGTCGTGAGTCTACACGCGGCATCTCCAAGATGTCAGGTACTTCGCAGATGCTCGACGAGCGGGCCTTGGAACTCCTGCAAACGATGTGATTGGAACGGGGAGGGGGCAACTCCTCCCCACCATCCCCTCAATGAGATACAAAACAAAATCAAATGAGCTACATCTACGCAGTTGAGGTTGTCCACTACAACAATGCAGTTGTGCGAGTGGCAGAACACACCAACGAACAGAGTGCGTTTGAAGAAAAAGTAAAGCAAACAAACAACATCAGAGAAGAATGGAAGCAAATCATCCACAACAAGAATCAGTTGCCCCAGGTTCGGATTGTGAAGTTGAGTTCGGAGGTTCTGTTCATGTAAACATAGCCCCTGAAGAGATCGAGAAGATTCGAGGCATCTTCCTCTCCATCAACAAGCCAAACGAGAAGAGCGCAAAGCCGTACCTGATGCACGATATGGCCTTGGCAAATGCCCTGCTAGGCAAGTCAACCCTCACCAACATCGGAGCGGCATTCAAGAAGCACCACGCCACAATAATCTTCTACAGAAAGAATCACGATGGGAATATGCGGTTTTGGAAGGGCTATTCAGAGATGTTCGATTCAGCGAACGTAGTTGTAAAGGGATACCTTGACTACCACGGGTCTGTAGCCCTCGAAGAACGTGCAGAGCGCATAGAGAGCACCATCGCATTCCTCACCAAGAGACTAGAACTGATTCGATCAGACATCGAGAGAGCAAACCGATTGGCAAAACTCCCAAAACAAAACCAATGAACATCCTTCAGGATATGAATTCAATCGAATTGAATGAACTGCGTGACAAAGCGAAGCTATTCGACAAGATCGTCGCAGTGTACAAAAACAACTCGAACGACATCAGCAACCACGGCAAGATCGTCAGCGAGATTATGCTAGTGATGAACGATGCTCACCAATACGGATTTATTAAAGACTGAAATTATGTGGACGAAGAAGAGAGATTCATACAAGCCCACAGGGCCGAAGATTATGTCTACTGCCAAGTCAGAGAATATGGAGATGTCATTCAACGAATGGCAAGCACACCTGTACAAGGAACGTCTCCGCTGTACTAACTGCGACAACGTAGACGAACGTGCAGAACTGCTGTTTAAGTTCCTTAACGGAGGCAAGAAGTGATGGCAAAGATCAAAGTCCGCTTCCACCTAGCCAAGGGCGAGAACTACCTCCATTGGCAAGTTAAAATTGGTGAAAATGTTGTGTACTATGACCCTTCTGAAGTATGTTTGATGATGACAAACGCACGGCTAGTGAACCACAAGTCTACAGCACAGAAGATCTTCGAAGGACAGAACAAGACGGTGTGTGCTTGGGTGTCGTGCGATGCACTGGGTGTCGTGGCTACGGGTTCTTTAGAGGCTGTTGGTTTGATCAATAATACTGACCTTGAAGATCAGATAGTGTACAACCCCAAACGTCAGCCCAACTGGGTTAATGTGTACGGAGACATCTTGGATGGGACAACCCACAAGAAAATCATTTCAATCGAAAACCGCTTATACGTGCAAGTATGACAGAAGAAATCAAATACCCCAACGGACTGCGAAATTACCTTGAGACACTCGTTATGATGTCAACTGAACTCGGAGATAGAGACCTGCCCATGCATCTCATCAACTACATAGACCCCGCTATCGAATGGGCGGAAGAGTTCGAGCAAATACACAACGGCAGAGTGTGGGATGGTGATTGGTTTGATGCAATCCTAGATTTTATCGATAAAAAGATGTTAGAGACATGAAAACACCACTTCAACAAATGATCGACAGAATCCGCCAACGAGCGGCTCTGCTCGACACGGATGACAAGTTTGGTTACTACGGATCAGAGATTCTGTTGAGCGTAGCAAAGATGGGGGAGCAGATGCTAGCGGATGAGAAGGAGGCTTTCTGTAAATTTGCGATCTCACACGTCTACGATAAACGCAATGTAGTGGCCTTGTTCAATGAGGTATTTGAAGAGCAAGAACAATCCCTATCAGGTATAAATGCGCCCGAAGAGAGCTAAACTATACCCTTTTGCCCCTATTTTTAATTCACAGCACCCAAAAATCATGATGACCGACGAAAGAAAAAGAGAACTGATTAACATCCTGACTAAAGGAAATGAGGATCAATTGAAATCAATTGAGGAGAGCGAGTTCATTGAACTAGCGGAAGGTCCGAACAACGACATAGCTGATGCGGCTATGGTTGAATTGCATGAACGATTCGACACATCGTACGTTTGGTGTCCTCACCTTGATTATGCCGTAGTAAAACTACGTGAGTGTGTACGAATGCGAGACCACAGCACAGACAGCTTCGAACATATCGCCGATGATGTCCTTGACTGGGCAGAGGCAAGGGGTTTAATTTCACCTAACAACACAACAAGGCAGATGCTGAAGGTTATGGAGGAAGTTGGTGAGTTAGCGGGTGGTGTTGCAAAGAATAACGGAACTGAAATCCGTGATGCTATTGGTGACGTGATGGTCACCCTTGTAATCCTCTCTGCACAGCTGGGATACGCCCCTGTAGAGTGCTTCCGCGAAGCATATGATACTATCAAAAACAGGACTGGTGTCACAAAGAATGGTGTGTTTATCAAGGACTAACGCTTGCAAATCGCCCGTACATTCACTATCTTTATGATTCAATATGGATCAGATCGAGATCATCTATCACTACACACGTAGTGGACAATCGTTTATCACCCCGTCACTGCTAGTCGCGTCTTTGAGGGCGCACGGAGACATCCACTCGGAGGAATACCTTGTCTCCGAGGATGGCGCGGGCTACTGATATCGTCAAACAAACCTTCATTTCAATTTAATGAACATTCAATCAAAGTTGCTGGCTGTTCAGTCAGAATTAAAAGCCCCCAAGGGTCAGTTCAATTCCTTTGGTAAGTACAAGTATCGCTCCTGCGAGGACATCCTCGAAGCTGTGAAGCCCTTGCTCGTAAAACACAATCTGACCCTCACCATCTCCGACAAAATCGAAGAGTATGGGGGACGTGTATACATCATGTCGACGGTGACTGTCTTTGATCATGATGGGAACGCGCACAGCGTGAATGCCTATGCTCGTGAAGAGGATTCCAAGAAGGGCATGGATGCATCGCAGGTAACTGGTGCAACATCATCCTATGCACGCAAGTACGCCCTCAATGGGATGTTCTTGATCGACGACACCAAGGACAGCGATGCCACCAACACGCACGGCAAAGAGGAAGCACCAAAGCCTGTAGAACAGCCACAGCAGGAACAGCAGGAGCCGTCCATCATGGACAAAGCTATAGCGTATATCAAGAGCGCATCGGACAAGCAGAAGGCATATGACAACATCATGTCCAAGTACGATGCTCAACTCTCTGCCGCACAGAAGACGGCAATCAAGAAGTTCGTTCGATGAAGAACTTGCCAGACATCCTATTCGAGCGTTACGGAAAGTCACACCTTTCGTATAGCAGTATCAAGAACGCCCTCAATGACATGGCGTTGTTCGATGCCTACATGACAAGACAGATAACCTATACTTCAGATGCCCTGAAGTTCGGTTCGCTGTACGATATGCTCATCTTCGATCGCGACAAGGCGATTGAGACGTACACAATTTTAGATCATGATTTAATCATGGGACGGTGTTCAGTAGCAACCCAGTCTACGAAGTCACCCAAGGCCACCAAGGAATACAAGGAGGTCAAGGAAGCACTTGAGTTTGAACTTGCGGAGAGTGGGAAGATCATCTGCACAAAGGAGGAATACGATATTGCCAACGACATGGTCAATCGACTTGTTGAGTGCGGTTTGATGGACAGCTACCTCAAGGGCAAGTATCAGGTTCCCGTATACTTCACCCTCGATGGCGCAGAGATCAAGGGCGCATTGGACTGCCTAGGAGACGGGTTTATTTCCGACAGCAAGTCTAGCAAGTCCGTAGATGGCTTTAGGTACGATGTCAACAAGTTCTGCTACGACCTGCAAGCCTACCTGTACACACAGGCCACAGGGATAAAAGAGTTCTACTGGGTTGTGCAGGAGAAGACATTCCCCTACCTCCCTGCCCTAGTCAAATGCTCTGAAGAGACGCTCTTCAAGGGGGAGATGAAGTACCACACAGCACTGGCGAGGATCAAGCAATTTCTTGATTCAGGCAAGAGCTTTACAAAAGACTATGTCGAATACACAGTATGAAGATTCACCACCTCATCCTACTTACAGGAATAATTTCAATCGCAATTCACTATCTCATCTTTAATCTTTAAGATATGTCTGAAACAAAGAAGTATGACAGCGTAATCATGGGTTACGCAGAAGAGCCAATGGTTGGTATGGACGGCAAAATCCAATCTTGGAAGATCCGTCTGAAGGAACACGAGGTCGCAGAGATCCTCAAGAACTACGTCACTGCAAAGCAGGAGGATGGAAAGGGTGGTAACGTATTCCTCACCTTGCGAATCAGCAAGGGAGGTAAGCCGTACTGCACAGTCTATGACCCCCATAGTGCAGGGGCGAAGGAGCAGAAGACTAACAAGGCAAAGGCCAAGGCAGAAGAGGATCTTCCGTTCTAAAGGAATATGTTGAGTTCCAAGATCTTTGGACTCATCGCTGTAATAGAATGGGGGATGAGTGACCTTGAGTTACTCACCCCCTATTCTTTTAGCGCGGTAGGCAAATACGGACGAAAGTCTTTCATGGCGCACATAACAGAGCACAAGGACTTCTATGTGGACATACCTGAACACACGAATGATTTCCTTATTCTTTTTATAACAAACAAACACGGGGACAACTGCGTGATCATGTCTCGGAAAAACACAGACCCAGGTCCAATGCATTTCAAAGACATCAGCACACGCATAATAAATAAGTTTAGACTTGAGTACACCAAATGAGGTTTGGTACTTCGATCTTTCGGTAGAGTACCTGAACGTAAAGTCATGGGTGAGGAAGGATGTCTACTGCATCAGTGGCTCATCCATACCACAGGACATACTAACCGATAGTCTAGCACTATCCATAATCCTAAAACAATGCTACACAAAGAAAACACAGAAGGAACAAAAGATAAGGCTAAAGAAAGTAATCAAGAAGGTTCAGCTGGGGCTTCCACCTACGAGATGATCAACAGCCCAACACACTACAACGACTTCTCTGTTGAGACGTGGGACATGATGCTACGCATATGGGGCAAGGAGCATTTCATTGCCTTCTGTGAGATCAACGCGTTCAAGTACAAGATGCGGGCTGGATCAAAACCAACTGATTCCATAGAGCAGGATATCAAGAAGGCAAATTGGTATTTAAATAAAGCAAACGAAATAAGGAACAAATGATGGTAACAATCTTCAAGGATATCTACAACAAGAACGAACCACACCACGTTCACCTTGATTCCGTTTTGAAAAGAATTCAGAACGGGGCAAGCAAGGCTGTTGTAGACAGGGTCAGGGATGGGGATGCACAAGCGAAGCTGTTGTTGCCAGTAGTTCTGTTCAGTGGAACTTTTACATCGAGGATGGACTCTGCCCTGCAAGAACACAGCGGGTATATCGTCCTTGACTTCGATAAGCTAGATGCAGAGCAGTCGAAGGATCTGCTCTCCACTGACCAATATGTCTACTCGTGTTGGGTTTCCCCATCAGGAAACGGCATCAAGGTTCTTGTTCGCATAAGTAACCCAGAGAGACACAGGGATCACTTCAGGTCGCTGAAGAAATACTTTGACATTACCTACGGGCTAGCTGTAGACGAGTCAGGAATCAACGAGTCTCGTGCCTGTTTTGAATCCTATGACCCGCAGATCGTCATCAACGACGAGAGCAAGACGTATGGTGGTCTGAGCGGGGAAGAGCAGGAACAAGAGGCTGTTATTGAAGACAGCTACACGGACTACATGAAGCTGAACTTGGCCGCAAGGATGATTCGCCTAGCCAAGGATGGGGAGAAACACAGCACCCTGCTGAAGGCCGCAAAGCTGTGTGGTGGATACATCGGTGTAAAGCGCATGGAAGAGGAGGAGGTTATCCGCGTTTTGTTTCGAGAGATACAGAAGAAGGATATAGACTCCGAAGCAAATGCTATGGCCACCATTAGGGAGGGCATAGAATATGGGAAGACCACGCCCATTCACGAGCTAGTCAGCGACGAGAAGTCTATTGAAAGGGAGATCAGGATCAACGATGGAGATATGTCGTTCATCAGTAGCGACAACAACGACTTCCATCTAATCAACGAGTTTGCCGATGGTAACATCAAGCTAGGGTTGGATACTGGCGATGACAGGATGGACGAGTTCTTCAGGTACAAGAATGAGTTCGTCATCATCAACGGCCATAGCAACGTGGGTAAGACGACCATGGCCCTGTACATGATGGTGAATGCTTCCGTCAGGCACGGATGGAGATGGATGGTATACAGCAGTGAGAACAGCACGTGGTCTCTGAAGGCTACGCTGATGGAGTTCTGCACCAACAGGAGACTACACGACATGACCTATGAGCAGAGGAAGGCTTCGTACAAGTACGTCAACGATCATTTTATTGTAGTTAAAAACAACGAGACGTATTCGTATGGGGATCTGATCATGTTCATGGAGAAGGTGATGCGCTACGACAAGGTGCATGCAGTTTTTATTGATCCATACAACAGCCTGAAGATATCGATGAAGTCCAACAACATCGGTGTACACGACTACCACTACGAGGCGGCTTCAGAGTTCCTTACGTTCAGCAAGGCACACGATATAGCTGTGTGGTTGAACATGCACGCCGTAACAGAAGCACAGCGTAGGAAGGGTGACGATAACCTTCCTATAGCCCCGTATGCTGAGGACACAGAAGGTGGGGGCAAGTTTGTGAACAGGGCAGACTGCTTTCTTACCATCCACAGAAAGATTCAGTCACCAGACCCACACGTCCGTAGGCGTACTGAGATCCACGTCCGCAAGGTGCGTGAGGTGAAGACAGGGGGACAGCCAACTCCACTCGACGAACCCCTGCTGTTTAACATCAACTCCACAATGACTGGGTTCCTATCTCTAGAAACATCAAGTGGATTGTTTGAACCGATTGTGAATCAGTTTAATATCTATAGTGATTTCAACCTTTGATGAAGCAATGGGGGGCTCGGTTTTTTTTAAAAAGACTGGGCTTCCCCTTGACTTTCGCGTTTTCGGAGTGTAACTTTGCCAAATGCCAAGGCAATACGGGGCTTCGAGATCGCGGCGAACTTCCCAAACAAGTTCGCAAGCAAGATCTCGCAAAAGAGACATCGGAAGATACAAGTCCTCTCTGGAAAAGTACTGCGCCGACAGGTTGAGTGAATTAGGGATAGCTTTTTCCTACGAGGAAATGGAGTTTGAGTTGCAAAGCGGTTTTAATTATAGTGGTACATACTATAAGATGACCCCCAAGGGAAAGGAACTGCTTAACAAATCAAACATGAATGTGCTTCCTATAAGATACACCCCAGACTTTATCGGAAAGGATAATAACTGGATTATAGAAACAAAGGGATTCTCCCCGTCTCAGCACACCTTTCCAATGAGGTGGAAGCTGTTTCTCAAACATCTTGTAGACAGCGGAAAGCCACTGCCAGCTCTGTTCATGCCAAAGAACAAGATGCAAGTGGACGAATGTGTTGAAATAATTAAAAATCTTATTAAAAATGGACAAATATAAAAAGTGGTTGTCTGAGATGTACTACCTGTCTACCAGCAGGATCATTGAAGAAACAGCCTCCATGTACGAGCGAATGCATACAGACTCTGGTGATCCAGTTGAAGATGCTGATAAGTTGAAGAAGGAGATCAAGTACTATATGCTTACGATCGCCCTTGAGATTGACCTTGCAAGAAGTTCTCTGAATGAGTTCCTTGAGGGAAAGAAAAAGAAATGAATTCAACAAAGGGCTTGTGGTGCAAAGGCGTTTTGTAGACGCTGCCGTAAGCCTTGGGTTCACGACTAAGGACGCTACAAAATCAGAGGACATCAACGACCACGTTGACGTTTGGTTGTGGCATACAGGCAAAGGGCCGTGGGGTGTAGATGTAAAGGGTGGAGTCAGTTCCAAACAGATCTGGGTAGAGTTTAAGAATGTTGCAGGAAACCCAGGATGGATGTTTGGGAAGGCTAAAATAATTGCATTTGAAATCCCAGAGATATGTGGATTCGCTATCGTAGATAGAATAGAACTGCTTCTGTACTCACTTGATCAGGTGGAGGATGAGTTCGTCGTGAAACGTGACGACAGCTACAAGAAGAAGTACACCAGAGCGGGGAGGAATGATGTGATTTCTTTCCTTAACATATACGATATCAGGTCTTTAGAAAGTTTTCGTGTGTGGCCATACAGCACGGATTTTTGAGCTATCTTAGCTGCCTTTCCTAAAATATTTTCCTTATGAAAACACAAGATTTGTCCACGATTCCGTGGGGCGAAGTAGGTTACCCTGTGTTCAAAAGAACCTATGCAAGGGCGCTTGGAGACAGAACAGAGGAGTGGCCAGAGACCGTTCAGAGGGTCATCACCGCGTGTAACGAACAGCTTAATTGTGGCTTTACTCCAGACCAGCAGGAGGAGTTGAGAGAGATCATGCTGTCCTTGAAAGGCACAGTGGCGGGGAGATTCCTATGGCAACTTGGGACACAGACAGTAGACAAGCTAGGTCTACCATCGCTTCAGAACTGTGCCTTCGTGGTGGTGGATCATCCAATTAGGCCATTTACTTGGGCATTTGAGATGCTCATGCTTGGCAGTGGTGTAGGATTCAACATCCAGAGAGAGAACGTAGAGGAACTTCCTCGTCCATGGGCAAATGTCAAGATCACAAGATTAGATCAGAACGATGCTGACTTTATTGTCCCAGATAGCAGAGAGGGTTGGGTTGAGCTACTCAGAAGAGTCCTTGAGGCTTCATTTATTTATGGGAAAGGATTTTCGTTTGCCACACATCTGATTCGTTCCAAGGGTTCTCCCATCAAGGGATTTGGGGGAACTGCCTCTGGCCCAGAAGATCTCGTATGGGGAATGATGGAGATAAACAAAATTCTAAACTCCAAGAACGGCCAGTACCTCAAGCCAGTAGACTGTCTCGACATCATGAATATCATCGGTCGTATAGTGGTGGCTGGTAACGTTAGACGTTCGGCACAGATTGCTATCGGTGATGCAGACGATGTGGAGTACCTGAATGCCAAGCGTTGGGATCTTGGTAACGTCCCTAACTGGAGAGCTATGTCGAACAACAGCGTTGTGTGTAGTAACATTGACAAGGTTCACGAATCGTTCTGGGACGGATACAACGGCAATGGCGAACCATATGGTATTATAAACCTGAGTGCTACTCGCCGTATGGGGAGAACTGGTGAGACGCAGTACCCAGATCCAGACGTACAGGGATTCAACCCTTGTGCAGAACAGGGACTTGCTAACTTCGAAACTTGTTGCCTCGCAGAGATCTACCTTCCCAACATAGAATCATACGAGGAGTTGAAGAAGGTGGCAACGTACCTGTACAGGATCAACAAGCACAGCCTTGCCATCAAGTGCGCTATAAAGGAAACAGAACACATCGTCCACAAGAACATGCGGATGGGGATAGGTGTAACTGGATACCTTCAGGCTACAGAAGAACAACGTTTGTGGCTTTCTGATTGTTATAACTACCTTAGAGAATATGACAAAGAATACTCTCGCCTTGCTGGATTCCCTAGAAGTATTAAGCTCACCACGGTTAAGCCATCTGGAACACTTAGTCTTCTCGCTGGCGTTACACCAGGAGCACATCCTGCCTATAGTCAATTCTACATCAGGAGAATTAGGATGGCCTCAAATAGCCCTCTTGTTAGAGCAGCAAAAAATGCTGGTTATCCAGTAGAGTTTGTAAGGAACTTTGACGGCACAGAAGATCACAGCACAGAGGTTGTCAGCTTCCCCTGCAAGTTTCCCAAAGGGACAACCCTAGCTGCCGACATGTCTGCTATAGATCAGCTTGAGGTTATCAAGAGGTTGCAGAAGGAATGGTCAGACAACGCTGTGTCTGTGACAATCTATTACAGACTGGAGGAACTTGAAACTATCAAGCAGTGGCTGAGAGAGAATCTTGATGTAGTGAAGTCTGTTTCTTTCTTGTTGCATTCTGACCACGGCTTTGATCAGGCCCCTTTGGAAGAGATTACCGAGGAGGAGTACAACAAGATGTCAGCGATGGTGCAACCTCTTGTGTCTATTGACGGCATAGGATTTGATGACGTTGACATAGCTGATTGTGATACTGGAGCATGCCCAGTACGATGAAGCATATGTCTCAATGCTGGGTTAGCCAGCTGTATCATTTCGGTACATGCAAATAAGACGAAAGGGGCGCAAGCCCCTTTCTTTTTGCCCACAGGTTAAATAACGGGCAGGTATATTGAGGATAGATTACTTTTCGGTTCTCTTTATCTTTCGTTCTTGCTTCAGCATCTCTGCCGTTGGTTTCTTCCCAGATCCTATGTTGGCCCTGATGTTATCCCACAGTCCCCTTCTGGAATATGTCCCGTCCTTTCTCTTTAGTAGCTTCATGTGTATAAATGATTGTTGGTGTGAATTGGCCAGCTTGTATATTAGCAAAGCTAACGAGAATTAGCTTGTTTGTTTGTTTGTAATGAGGGAGGTCCCAACGGGGGTCTCCCTTATTTTCTTTTCATAGGTGACACTCTACCTATTTTCCTTTGTTTGTTGACAGTAAACTTGCCACCCTGCTCAAACGATCTGTACTCTGCGTCTTTCCTTGAGAACTTCTCTGGTATATCAAACTCATACCATGGGACGTTATTTTCATCTGTCACAACCCTGACTTCGACACCAAGCTCCCGTTGAATCAGTTTTGGCCACTCTGAGTATGAATCCCTTACGTATTGATACCCGTTTTCTTTGAAATTAGGGGATAGATCCTCTTTACCAGCGGCTTGTATTTCATCATCTGTAAATGGCCTTCCATCATAAACCACAGCACCAAGTCTGTCTGTACCATATCTTTGAATTATAGTTGTTGCTGCTGGAGTTGGTATTCGTATTGTTGTTTGACCCCCATTAACAGCCTGTTGTATCAGATTGTATAGTTGTGTTCTTTTATACACCCTTCCTCCAGGGACGTCTTTTTGAAAAAGTTTTTGTCCAGGCGTAAATGATTCTTGGGTAACACCTTGGAGCTTTCTCTGCTGAAGCATGTCTGATTGCAATTCTGTTGCCGTCATAATCCACGGCTCATCTTGGGACACAAACACTCTAGTATGAAACATGTTGTTGACTACACTCTGAGATCCAAAGTCAGATTCATTTAGAGAGTAGTCTTGATCTTGCCAGTGATTTGCAATCCCCTGCTTAAGACCAAGATTTTTTGCAATCCATTCATTTGGAACACTTACAAGTGAAGAAACACCAACGTTGAATTTCTTTCCAACAAACTCTTTTTTTATTGGCTTTAGTGGTGACTTGGGTCTTGCCTTGTTGGCAGCATTTGCTATGTCAGACGACAGCATTAACGGACCTCTTATTGGACCTGGTTTTTTGTTAAATGCTTTTTTAGCCGTTTCTGTAACAAGGCTTGCTGGTTTTTTTTCACCAGCAAATCCGTTTAAAGTTTGAGCATTCATAATAAAATCAATTGGCCCATACATGTTTAATCTCCTATAGTCTGTCATTGCCTTTGCATTGTTCTTTAATGCTATGGCAATATTCCTTTTCATCAATTCAATTTGAGCTGCCGTTCTGCTAACCCTCGCAGATGTCGCAATTCTGTAACTTGCTGCAAGGGTTACAGCTGGAGCGTAATTTCTTAAAGACGAATTCAACCATTCATCACTTACTTTTACTCCAGATGCGTCAGCTAATGCAATTATTGAATAAATAAGCGAATTCACATTATCATCAGTCCATCCATCGCGCCTGCCATCAGGGTAAAAACTGGCAGGACTTGTTAATACGCGATCATACCAATGTTCGTTATCTCTGGTCTGGATATCATTCAATAATAGATGAAGATCGTCGTAATAGGCAGAACTAGCCTCTATGGATTCCGCTGTTAGCCTTGTTGAGAAATTCGACGCGCCTGGGGCCGAAGGATAGATAATTTGTTGCGCTAAATCTCTAGCCATTTCATATGAAAACTCCCTGTTGTATGTTTTTGCATAAGAAATTGCATATGTGATTGGATCAACAACAGACTCAAATATGAGCAATTCACCATTCTTGTCAGGCATATAGAATTTGTGTACAAGTCCACTTAAGTTTTCGCTGATGAACTCAAACATTTGTTTATCTACCCCCCCATAGTCAAGTTGCTCTGGTGTTATCTGGTCTATTTTTTCCCTAACAAATTCAAATGGAGTTACGCCGTCAATAATCTTTCTATAATTTACTTCGTCAATATCACTTGCATTATATAATTGAGCTATTGTGTCTCTATATCCTTTGGAAACAATCTCATCTGTACGCATCATTACATATTGATTTATTTCCTCTTGAGGGCGATCTAACCCATATTCAAGTTCAGCGTTATTTTTATCCCCCCATCTTATTTCATCTGGATTTATACCAACATCAGAGAGTTTTTTAACTATATTGCCAGCTCTACGGCCTATTATGCCATTTAGCGAATCGACCTCTGACATCATGTCGATCGCGTATTGTGTAGCATAGTCAATCTTTAATTCTATACCAGACGATGTTTTAGGAAAAACTAATTTGAAATCATCACTTAAATATCGAGCATCTTCCAAAGACTTTAATAACAAAAAACTTGAATTCAACAATTCAGTCATAACATTGATTTTTCTCTCCGCACCTATAAGCATGTTATTTAAATTGGATGCGTCAATTGCTCTTTCGTCTATCCTTGAAGGCTGACCAGCTATAAATTGCGATCTGTCAATTGTTGTGTCTAGGTATTGACTAAATTCTGGGATTATTTCAAGCGGTTTTTCTCGATTAAATGATTCAAATGGAGTATAGTATAAAGAAGTTGATATGCTATCAATGTCATTTCCGTTAAATAAAGTATCTGTTGCCTTTTGAAGCAACATGACAGACTCTCTCTTCGCCCTAGATAGTTGATCAAAATAACTTAAATCCATAGACATTATTTCATCTATACTTAGGTCCTCTATAGATGAAATTCGTCTTGTAATGTCACTAAACTCCATCCCTCTTGAAGCAAGAAAACTTTCAGCGTTCCCGTTAAAATCACTATCTATTATTTCTTTTACAAATGGAAGGTATAATGAAATACGATCGTCTTCAAATCCTGCTCTTGCGTAGATGGAAAACAAATTAGCTATATCTTCATCAGACGTTGCGTTCCAAGACCCAAGGGCAGCTTGAACAACACCGTCTACTTCAAAAGAGTTATTAGCTGATTCAGAGGGAAGAAGAAACATCCTTTGTTCAGGATCTATTTCAATCTTTTTGTCCGAAAACATATTTTCCATCAGAAATGGCGCTACTGAATTTGAAGCACTGACTTCGCTTTTTGGATCATATGTCATAGGGAAAAGTTTCCCAAAATCAAGATTTGCTTCAGCGTTTGGTGACAGCTCTAATGTTTTTAAAAACAGATAACCCAGTGAACCGTAATAATCATCATCAATGCTTATTGCATTATTTAAAATTACGCTAGACGTTGCCTCACCACGTCTTTGTAGACTGTTAGAATCAAATCCTATTCTTTCTAAGCCGTAATCAGAATATTTTTGTACTTGAGCATTTTCAAATGAATATGCACGAGAATATGCATCTCTTAACCTGTCGATATTGATTGACTTACCATCAGCAGACATAACATATTCTCTCAATGAATTAACCCTCGCAGAATTTGCAAATTCACTTGGGACATCTGTTGTTGGGGTCTCTGATATTATCTCTTGTATTATCCTTCTATCCCCTTCCGTAAACTCGTCTGTATTTAAAAGTTGGCTAAACTGTGCCAGTGACATAGTCCCATCTTCCTTAACCTGTTTGATGGTCTTACTGCCCTCTTGCAATCCTTTGGCCATAAAGACACCCCCGCGTTCAATCGGTGCTGGTTGGTACTTTTTCTTTGGTGGCTTCTGTTGGTGTGACCCAGGACCAGGAGGTAAAGCACTTTGCTCTGCCGCCCATGATGCCGCTTCTCCAGATCCCAACATGGGAACATCTATGTCTTGAGGGCCCTTCATCCTAGATGCTCTAGCATTTCGAATTACGGATGCAAGTCCAAATCCACCAAGCAACACCTCTGGATCTAGAAGATTGTCAACTAAGAAGTTAACAACATCGTTGTCTGTGCCTATAAGCTGAGATGGATCTGTAATGCCTTGTGGGGCCTCACCGCTAGCTAATGATGTCGCAATAGATGCTGGGTTATAGTTTACCTCTTCTTCCCTACCAAGCATCTGGGCTAATGGTGCTGTGACCAAGAGTCTTTGAGCGTAACCCAACGGCTCTACAGCAGCAGCATACAAATTAAGGGCAGACATAGCCGCATTGTTAGTGGCTGTTCTAACTGCATTCTGCATTTCTACCGCTTGTCCAAGCCCTTCTTCCCCAAGATTCTTGAATGCATAGTATCTATCCTTAGCCATCATGGAAGGAAATATGATCCTGCCATTATCGTCTCTTGGATATTCAGTCCCAACCTCTGCTTCTGGAAGCATGAATAGGGCTGGCAAACCGCTAGCCCCAACCAAAGAGTCTTCTGGGGGAGTAAATGTCCCAGCTTGGGCTGCCTGTGATACAACCCGCTTTCCCTTCTTGCGTGGTATCATTGCTTATTCAGTTTTTGAAGTAGTTCGTGTATGTCTTCTGGCTTTCTGCCAACCGATTCAGGAATGAATATCTGATCACAATTGCATTGCTGTCCATATACACTTAAAAGCAGTTGCAAATCGTTTGTGGTGACCAAGTGATCTAGATCTAAATCTCCTTCTGTGCAGTAGTCACAACCAAAGAATGAAAGCATGTGCAAAAGATCAGCCGTACCCACAGCACAGTCTCCGTTGAAGTCACCAAAGCAAAACACTTCATCTGAGAATAGCTCTGATCTTTGGTACTCAAGCATAGCATGCATCCTTTCTATCTGCCCAGGTGTAAACACATCCCTACATTCTTCAGCGCAATAATCCATATGGTTGTTTGCCTGAAATAATACTCCTGAATATTGGACTTCTGGGCAATAATAACCTGGGACTCCAGGACATCCATAGCTTACTTTAGTAGGTGGTGTATCGCAGACGTAATCCCCAGTGTGCTCACACGGACCAATGTTCAAGCCACATCCTTGAACCGTTCCAGAATTGTTCTTGAACACATGATGCAACCCACAATAGTGTCCCATCTCGTGGGTGAGTGTCTCGTTCTCAAATCTGAATGTAAGCTGTGGCCCATATGTCCCAAAGACCTCAGACTCTACCCATACCCCGTCAAGATCTGACCAAGGATAGAAGTTCACCCAAGCAAAGCCTAGTATGGAAGAACAGAAGTCTGGTGCTACATACACGTTGCAGTATTCTGCCGTATTCCATCTTACCGCATCCGTCCATTGAGCCATCTGTGTCCCATATTGAGGGAAGCACACGCCACCTTCGTTCCTGTATGACGTTGCCCATGAGAATGACCCAAGATGAGTATACGTCACGTCAACCAACTCAAATGATATGTTGGTCCCATCAAAGTCCACATTGAGTTGATCAAACGCGTCTATTATTATGTCAAGTCCTATATTGCTATTTGGAAAATATTGGTTGTCATGAAGCACATGCACAACACATTTAATGTTTTTGTCTGAATAGGTTCGATTAGCGTAATTAAATTCTCTTGGGAGTATGTTCTCTTCAGAGCCCATTACAAAACACTCTTCTTGTGCTGGAGCTGGAGCAGAGCAAAACGAAAGAGTTACACAGGCAACTATAAACCAAAATAATTGGGATATGGTTTTGTTGTTAATAGTTAATATCATCTTCTATTCAGATTTACTTTCTCATACGACCTCCCAGCAAAGTATGCCGTGAAGGCAGTAGTCATAAGAATCTGAAGCATATCGATGTATGCATCCTTCAACTCAAAACTAATCTTTGTAATGCTGTCGATCGCAACAAATATAGTGAAGGATAAAATCAAAAAAATCAACATCATCGGCCTGATATTCTTTGATAACCAAGAGTCTGACATCATATCAGACTTCCACCTTTCTGTAACATTATCCTGTGCGTTGGACTCGTAATCCATCAGCATCTTCTGGAACTCCATCTTCTCTTGGGCCGACATGTTTGGCTCAAGATCTATGAGTCTCTTCACAACACCAAGGGCCCCTTGGTCTGGAAGCAGTTCTCCAACTGTGTCCAGAACCTCAGGGGCCTTCTCCTTCAACCATATCCCAACCTTGGTATCCTTAATCTTCTTCCGTCCCTCTCGTTTCATTGTAGTACTTGTTGAATAAAAGCGTGACCTTAAACATTTCCTCCCTTATCCTAAATAACTCGTTCTGCTTTTTAGCATACGTCATAGTGTTTGAGTTCCTTATGGCCCTCTCCTGTGCCCTCAAGTCTCTGAGTCTAGAATCAACTTCCTTAATGGCTTGGTCAAGGCCCATTATGTTTTTGTATCGCTGCTTTGTTGGGTCTGGTTGTCTTGCCTCTGGATCTTCATACTCAGCAACCAACTGCTTTATCTCGAGTTTTCTTTCCCTGTACTTTCTTGGATGCCATGTCATAGCCTTCTTCCCATATACAGATGAGATAATTGGTATATCGTACGGAGTAATCTCAACAGCTTCATCGGCCATAACGTTGTTGTACCCCTTTCTTACGGCTGTATAAGACTTATCTACGAATCTACCAAGCCCACCATAGTATGCCTCGAACCAGTGCCACAACCTATCTGGGTTTACATCAACAACACCAGATCTTTCTGCACTTCCGCCCGTAATGCTGTTGAGACTTCTGAATGTCTCTTGCATCCATTTTGGTGACCTATATGACATCTCTGACTCTGGGGTATAGTCGTTAGGCATTCTTTCCCTCAAGTACTTCTCTCCCAGGTAGTTCTCATTTAACATATTCTCAAGTCCTGGCTTGGCCCACGTGGGTGCAAATGTCTTGGCAACTGTCCCTTCGAATGTCTCCGATGTAGTTACGCTGAATGGTGAGAATCCAGCAAGCAGTGATTCCGCCCAGAATGCAGCAGCATCTGCCTCTGATCTCAGTCCAAGCGATCCTTCTGCCATAGCCACACCAAGATTATAGAACGGGCTAAGGCCATACGCCAGTGGCATTTGGATCCTGTCCTGTCCTTTCATCAAGATGAAGTTTCTAATCTTGTAGAAGTCATCCACTTGGCTGTACTCTTCTACACCAGCATCGTCCTCGTCGGACATATTCATGTTGTACAATGTAGCAAAGAACCCAAGTGTAGTCAGTGCCATCAACGACTTCTGTCCACTGCTTATGCGTTCATGCCAAGCCCTAGAGTCTCCGTTAGGCTTCTTCGCTGGCTTCAGCTGGGTCAGCATCCTAAATGTGTTAGCCGCACCCTGAACAGCAGCGTTAAAGAATATGTAGTGCGATCCTAGAACGTGACCCATATCACCGTGCTCATTAAAGTTTACGGTAACATTCTTTGCGAGTTGTGCGGCCTTGTCTTTAGGAGCCCCAGCTTCTACGGCAGATATGTAAGTGGCCAGTCTTATAGTGTCTTCAAACCTGCTGTTCACCTCTTCGATCACACCAAGAGTAAGTTCATATACTTTGTCACCAACTCTCTTTGCCTTCATCAAGGTTGATGTAGAGCTGAGTTTGTTGATCTCATCAATTACATCCTTGAGTTCCTTGAAAGAGGAGAAGCCGCTCTTGCCACCCAAGGACATATAGTCAAGATAGTGCTGACCAAATGCGTCTTGACGGTCTCCTGGCCTTCTGGTTGTAAACAACTTATATGCTGTTTCAGAGACAGTTTTGGCAAATTGCAGTGGAGAGAACTTAGATCCAAAGATGTAACCACCGCTAGTCTCCTGTTCGTTGATGGCGAATATGATGGCCTGTTCAAAGTCTCTTGCATAGTTGGGGACAAAGAATGCTGGGTTCTGAGTGGTTATCGTCTTACGCATAATGTTGATCGTAAGACTTGCCATCAACCTAGAGAACCTATCGACCTTGGCCACATCCATCTTCTGTAACGCTCTAGCATGGCTTTGGGCGTTGTCTCCTTTAAAGTGGACATAGTACTTGTTCCCTTTGAATCTAAACTCCACAGCACCCTTCTTTCCTTCTGAGTTGAGTGTGTTGAACTCGCCGTATGGGATAACCTTCCAGAAGTCTTTTGCTGGGTTGTTCTGCACCATAGCAGCAAGGGAGTTCATGACCTTGTTCTTTTCACCTCTGGCGATGGTGGACAGGGCTAGGTTGAATATGTTAGCTGGGACGTTGCTGACCTCTGACTTTCTCCCTTTGATCCTGCTAAACATCTTTCCTTTAACGGCAAGCCCGCTTCCCCCACGTGGGTAAGCACTGACTATAGTGTTCTTTTCGTCTGATGCTATACCATCCAATGGGACATAGTTCTGGAACATGTTCGTCCAAGCATCAACTGATTCCTTTGTCTCAAGTCCATACGACACGATATTGCTTCTGGTCTCCGCAAGCAGTCCATAGAGCATATCGGCAAATGGCTTGATCTTATCCTCCTTCCCTTGGATCATAGAAGCCAACTCTGCTCTACGCTCTGAAGTCAGACCAGAACCAAATTCTCTCCCGTCTCTAGACAGAACTAGTGCATCCCTTTCATCTGCGTGAGCTAAGTACATGTAGGCATGGACATCCTCGTTAGTTATGCCAGACTTCAGCAGTTTTGCAGAATAGTCTTTAAGCATGTCGTATATCCTATCCTGTCTGTAGTTTACGCGTTGTGGCATGAGATCCCTGAACATGCGGAAGTCTTGCTCTAGAGGCAGTTTCCCCTGTCTCTGTTCGGTTATTTGTGACTGTATGTCTAGTACCCTAGCCATTGAAGACTGGATGACCTTTCTGAATACAAGTACACTCTCTTGAACTGGTGTCCTCTCGCGTGGTATAAACTCTTGTCTAGACGACACACCTTGATTGAGAACTTTGTCCTGAACTACGTCCGTCTCTGACCCATACTCGTGGGTGACATTATCCACGTTGCTCTCGTTGAAGATGCGCTCATATATATCACGCATATTGTCATTCAACTCAAGCTCCAACGGACTGCCTTTGATGCCCATGTAAATCAACTCCAACCACTCCCTGAACTTCTCGAATATAGACTTAAGTTTTGGGTCAGCCGTAACACCTTCGTAGATATACTTCTCTGCCCCAGATGCGAACATCTCGCTGGTTTCTACCGTCCACTCTGAGTGACCAGCCCAGTCTAGAACCTGTTGTCTTTCTGCTGTGGTAAGCGAGTCCTCGAAGATGTGCGCCATCTCGTGGATAGGGGATGACACATCAGGATCGGTTAAAGCATACACAATGTACTTGGACTCCTTCATAACAACAGCAGCCCTTCTGTTCTGGAAGAACACTGGATTGCCGCTGACATCTGTTACGGTAGTTCTGTTGTCCGTCTCGACAGCACTCAAGTTCTCAAGAAGAGTAGGGACGCTGATCTCCTGACCGTTCTTCACAGCATCATATTGGGCTTTAACAGACTCTACTATAGGCATTGTAGTAGTGCTCAAGCCAATGCTTGGTGGGAACAGCCTAGAAGCCTTCTTCAAGTATTCCTGTCTTTTCTTTTGCTCTTTGGTGAGGCCACGCTTGCGTCTCTTTTCTTCAAAGTCTTTTTGTATAGCGTTGAGCTTATTCAGTTCAGATGCGTTAAATGGATCCTCTTTGCTGTACAGAAGTTCTTTTGTGACTGGATCACCGATAGAATCCTGCCAGTACATGTTGTCCTTAAGTATGTGAAGACGAACCTTTACGTCATCAGAAACAGTGCTGATGACATATGGGTACGATTCATGAACATCATTTCTAAGCACCCTTACCAGAGGTGCTTTTGCATCCATACCCTGAGGTCTTACGACCTCAACAACAGAGTACACATATCCAGTGCCTTGATTGTTTCTTGATATGTCTCTGATGTATGGTTCTGCCAACATCCATGCAAATCCATCCTCCAAGGCACTCAACGGAACCGAGAAATCTTTTCTGTTCTCCCCCTGATATTTTGTTTTGAAATATGGGTTGTCCATTCCGTCCCTGAAGAACCCAATTATTTGATTTACAGAGTCCCTGTCCTTTACTGTTTTATTTATATTTCTAAATAAAACATCTATAAACTCTCTTCTCGCGGCGAAAGACAGTGGTGGGCGCAAGGCTTCCCTAAGTACAGTACGAGTTGTTTCGATGTCTGTGTCTATGGCCACCTCAAACCCATCTAGGGCTGCTTGAATAGCTTCCTTATCCTCTATTTCTATTTTGGGATCAGAGAGTTTCTTCACCAGGTTCTCCCTGAATGAGATAGCCGCATCATTTACCATGGTGGTAATGTTGTCTAGGCTTATGTTGAATGACTTCGAATTACCCCAGTATATCAATGTTTCTATAATACCCATAGACGACAGGTAGTTAGACAGGTTCTTTGTTCGTCCACCAGAAGTCAACACCATCTTTCCATTTGCGTCTGGTGATGTAGTCGCTGACTCATTTATCATACTGGCCAACTTGTCTGCCGAACGCTTGTCACCCGCTGCCCACACGTAACCAAAGTCGTGGTCCCTCACAGCAAAAAACATCCCCCCTTTACCATTGACAATTGTTACTTGATTTTCATCAGTAATATCCAACGAACCCATGTCGTCTGGTTGATGGAGCACCACGTTGCCAGAGAAGTCAAGTATCGATCTATCTCTAGTTATAAAGCCATCTTCCTCCAGCTGTGCAAACTTCTCAGTATTCTTGTCGTAAGATATAGTTATACCGCTAGGAAGTGTAAGATTTGATTGGAACAGAGTTGCATCATCGTTTACTACCATGTTCAACTTATCTTCTCTAGCAGTCCAAGAGATCTTGTTGTACATGTCTTGAACACTGATCCCTTCCCTCTTCGCCTTATTGGAAATCATTCTGTGGATGATGGCTGCGGTTGCCTTGGCTTCGGCATCACCAAGGCCAAACACCTCCCGCATCACCTTCTGCAACTGAGTCTTGTTCTGAGCAGTGAACACATCGTCCTCCACAATCATAGACTTCTTGGACCCTTTGTTTCCAACGCCAGTGTGGACTATGGCCTTGGCCTTCTTGACCTTCTCCCCGTCTTTCACAAGCTCTGGCTCTATAACAGCAGTGATGACACTCTTTCCAGTTGGGATATTATTTGAAGGCAGTTCCTTTACCTCCACGTCCATGTCTGGTGTATAGTCCATCCCTATACGAACCCCGTCATAAGTATAGCCCTTGTCCTGAAGATCCTTAAGGACAGAGTTATATACCCTAGTCACGTACTCTGGCGCAGTTGCTCCGTTGTAAATAAGTTCGTCATACTGGAACAGAGCCTTTGCTGTTTCCTCTGGATTCCTAGAGAAGATTAGCCTCTGGGCGATCTTATTGAATCTTGATGTAGTTGGTTTGTTCTCTACCCTCAGGTTTCTGTAGAGCTTATTTGCCTTAGGTAATGTATCTGCCTTTCTTTGGGAAGCAGGAACAACTTCTCTAGCCTTTGTTCTGGCGTTGAGATCTCTTTGTTGGATGTTTCGTTCATATTCATTCTGGAATTCTTCACTGTTTAAAACCTCGTCTACTCTGGCCGCTTGTTCTGGGGATTGTGCCTTCATCAACAACGCCTGATATGCTATGTCTACGGCACGCTGGCCCTCAAACATGACTGGTGAGCCGTTTTCTACGTCCATAAGGCTCACTCTGTATGGCAAGCCTTCTTGGTTGTATTCGATACCAAGATTTGGTAACTGCTCCTGAACAGCGTACTTCTTGTTGTCTATATTGAACGCACCAGTAGCATCTATTTCTACTGTTGGTTTCTGCAAAGACAACCCAACCTCACTGAGGGGCTTGTCCATTACCTCTGCAATACTGCCAAGCTCATAGATCTTGTTGTCTGCCTCCAATACAAGTGACTGACCGTCTACATACAGGGCCCCAGTCACTGATTCAGACAGTCTTGTTGTTCCAAAAGAATTCAATACAGCGACTCTGTTCTGATTCAAAGCCTCCCGAACCGTTACAGAGGCTGGTTCAGTGGCAACCTCCTGTGGCACGCTTGACACAGACAGTTTTTCTTCTTGGGACTTGTAGTATTTATTTAGAATCAGTTCTATCTCTGAGTCAATCTCTTCTATCTGCTTCTGTTCTATGCTATTGGTAGTGACGAACAACGGATCAACTGCCTTTCTGTTGACTTGAGTCTTTGCTAGCTTTGCCTTCTCCACCTCCAGCTGAGCTAGTCTTCTGAGATCCATTGGATCCATATCCTTCATCATATCCACGCTAGCCATGGACTCCATAAATCTAGCTTGAAGTCTTTTGGTGTCAACCAAATCTGCCAACTCCTTATCCTCCCCGAACTCAAGATTCAGCTTGGCAACGTTCTCTGGGGCGAGGTTCTCCACCATCTCCACCATCACCTCCCTGTCCACAGGGTTTCCGTTGACTTTATATGGGTTGTTCTTATCTGTAGATGGGTTATTAGGTGTTCTGACAGACCCGTCTATATTGGCTCTTCTAGATCTTATGAGTTCAGACACACCAGCCACAATCCCCTCACCAGGTCCCCCAATCATCTCCAATGCAATTTCTTTTGGGGATATCTCCTGATCGGCAGAAAGCTGTGCAGCGAATTCCCCAGCCCCTTCACCAACGGTTCCTATACCTGCCGCCCCAATTCCAGACACTAGCGGGGAGACCCCTTTCGCCATCGCCGAGGCAACAAATGAAGCACCGAAGAGAGAAGTAAAGCCAGAAGCCAGACCGATAGCCATACCCCTGTTAGAAGCCTTATCATAGATCTCTGCGTAAAGGTTTGGGTCATTGAGTACTCTTGATATGTTTTCACTTGTGGGCTCGAGGTTCATCTCCTGAAGCGTCTCTGTGAGGAACTGTGAGAACGAAAAGCCCTTGTCGAGTACCCCAGCAGCCAGTGACGTTGCAATTGGAATAGATTCGACCAAGCCAACACCAGCACCAGGTATAGCAGGAATACCTCCAGCCAAAGCACCTATACCAGCACCTACCCCCGCCCCAGCAGCAAGAGTGCCCCCAGCAGCTTTCATGCTTTCTTTATTGAACAACAGGGATGCCATCTGCGCTGAGTACAACGGAGCAGCAGTAGGGTGGTGGATCAGGCCCCTGAGTATCCCAAATGCAGAGTCTCCTTCAGAGTCAACTATATCCAAGAAGTTGCTCACCTCCTCTGACTCCCCATACAGATCTACAAATCTCTCCCTCCTCTTTGCTGCCTCCAAGTAGTTCTGAACTTCCTCACCATTGGGGTCTACAGCCCCCCTTTCTTTGGCCTTCATCAAATCAAACGAAGCTGACACAGCATCGTTGTTGACAAGACCATAAGACAGTTCCCTTGCAAGGTCGTCGATGTAGTCACCTACCACGGGCAGGTTTGCTGCAAGTATGGCTGCCCCAGCCAGAGCAGGGTTGTTAATGTTTTGAGCAGCCACAAGTGGGAGGAAGTCTCTCTCCACCTTACCACCACTGCTTACCTTACCGAGCTGTGCGTCTCTCCACTGACGTTCAGAATATCCAGCTATCCTTGTTGCATCTGGCATAGACACGTTACGGAGGAACAGCTCATCCTTTGGGGACAACTCAACCTGAACATCCGCATTTAAAGACCTTTGCAAAGAATCTTGCAAATCTCTTGGTGAAGCCTGTAGAGTAGTCGGCTCTTGAGTGATTTTTTTTTTTGATGGGGGAAAGTACTCGTCCCTAAACTGATCAGCTGTTATCGTTGTCATCCCATTGGATGCAAGATATCCGTGGAGTCTGTTCAGTCTTTCCTGATCCTCAGAATACAACCTGTAGAACTCATCTTTCGGGAGAGAAGTATTTCCGTTTTCATACAAATACTTATACAGTCTTTCAAACTTATCGTTCATTAGTCAAATAGTTCTTTTTTTTGTGACTGAGTACCAAGAGATGATTGCACCTGAGACATCTTAACCCCGTATATGTTCAAGAAGGCGTTGTCTATGTTCCTTATCTTATCTGTATCTGCGGCTGGTATAACTATCTCTTCTGGAAGGACAACCTCAGAATTTGATGAGATAGAATTCTTGAGCACCACGTCTCCGTTAGATCTGTATATTATTGTTGCTGGGCGAACATATACTGGCTTAGTTGACTTAACAGTGCCCCCCATGTATCCTTGACTAGAAACCTCAGAGTTGACATATTTGGAAACATCTATGCCTTCTGTCCCAGAAAGACCCGTAACCATTTCTGGCACGTTGTATATAGTCTCTGTGATTGCCTCTGCTTGAATTTTCTTTTCTTGCAAAGGATCAGCTGTAAACGATGTAACAAGTTCAAGCGGTGCACCTGGTATTGTGCGCTGCTCTATGTTTCTGAGCAAGTTGTTAAAATTCAGTTGTTGCTGGCTTGGATTTATGCGTGTAGCAGTTGTTGTAACCTTTGCCTTTGTTTGTATGTACCTCAATGCCTCATCGACGTAATAGGGTATAGGGGCAATTGCTGGATCTGTTTCTGTTGCTGGCATCTCCACCCTTCCACTTAAATCAAAAATGTTTCTGGCTGATTGGATAAGCATCCCATCCCCATTTGTTTCATCAAGTTGAAGTTTCTGGGTCATTCCCATCCTAATTCTTTCAATCAGTTTATTTCCAGTAACACCCCCTTCTATAAGGTCATCAACTGTCTTTGAATACAGTTGAGCAAACTCTTCTGGTGAGATGTCCCCCCTCTTCTCTAGGGCTGGCATATAGACCGATGTGTCCCCTATGTGTGGATGCATAAGAACATCACCAGACACAACATTCCCTTCTTGATCTTTGATCTCAGCTCCATCCATCCCAACAAACTGCCCAACAATAGACATCGAGTTTACGTCTGCCCGTGGATTCATCGTACCGATCCCAAAGTAGTAGTTGTCTTTCCTAGATAGATCCTCTGGGGTGTCAAGCACCTTTACTGTCTTGTCTAACCAAAGCCCAGGGTTACTAACTATTTTAGATGCCTGCACAAGAGAAGGTTTTCTCTGCTGGAAGTGGGTGTCTAGCCCAGAGTGAATACCAGACAGCTTTGACACATCTGCCAAAAACTCTTGAATGTTAGTGTACTTAGCCCCTGCAAGTTTCTCTGATACGTGAGACTGCAACTTCCCAAACTCAGCAATATATTGAGGGTTCCATCCGTCTAATTTAAACCCATATACTTTTTCTAGCTGCTTGTACTGGAATGCGTTGTTGCGTTCCTGCTGCTCGATTCTTTGAGAAAGAGATTCTTTTTGCTGCTGTCGGATTAGAGAAACTTGTTGACTAAGCCTGTCGGCTATAGACTCCCTTACTGGTATTTCCGCTACGAATTGTCCCACGTTGTTTTGTTTTAGTCCTGAAATTGTGGTTGAGAGAAGACACCTCGAACTGCTTTATAGAGCATCATCAGATCGTCCATAGACACCTTCTTCTTGGACCCCTGTTTCTCCTTTATCATTTCGTATGCGTCCTCTATTGCGTCAGATTGTTCTGGGTTGAGTATATATTCACCCCCAGTCATCTCACCGATCTTCGTCCCGTCCTTCATGATGTCTATAGGGTTCTTCTTGTGGCTAAACTCCCCTGGGGTCTTCATAACGCCACCATCGTTAAAGCCAGGCATAAAGGCTGATGTCCCAACATTTATCACACCAGCACCGATATCACCCCACGCTTGCGCTTTAGATGCCCTGAGGTTCTCTATGTTTTGGGTTGCCATACGTTCAGCATCTAATGCCCTATTAAACATTTGCATTCCAAGGCCTCTCCTCATACCTATGTTTTCATCTAAAGCTGCTTGTTCAGCCTGAGCCAGCATCCCTTTAGAAGCAAGTTCTCTTTGAAGATCAGCCTGCTGCATTTGCATCCTCCCTGCCGCTTCGTTCCTCTGTATACTTGATATAGACCCAGCAAGCGCACGAGGGTCTGCCGACAAGGCTCTCATGGCCCCAGCAGAAGCCTCCTGCAATGCTGTTGTGTCTGATTTACGTAGCCCAGCTTGAGCAAGGTCTCTAGTTGCCTGAGCTACCCTTGAATCATATAAGCCTGAATGAAGTGCTGACGTAAAAGCCTGTTGACGGTCTCGGGCTTGCTTTTGTTCAGTCTCTTGTCTTTTTATTGCCTTGTTAGCGTATATAAGATCTGCTATACCCCCAGCAATACTGGCCAATCCTTGACCAGCCCCACCTCCTGGGGCATATCCAGGGACTGGTTGACCAAACATATTTGTTCCACCACCAGTTGGGTTATATCCAGTCATAAAACTGAACCAATTAAATGGATTGCCTCCCGTAGCGCCTGCCGCACCTCCCGTAGAGCCCGTAGCGTCAGCCGTCCCTCCGTTGCTGTATTTTTTAATCATTAGATTATTTTCTACAAAGTTATCATATTTAACCCAAGCTGGAGTCTAGTTTAGATTGTGCGTAATCTACGTTGATACAGTACAGCTCAAATGGTTTGGTCTTCGACTCCTCTTTAGAGGATAGGAATATAGCAGCGTACTTTCCACGCAAGCTATCCCCGTGTGTCTCAGCATTTGATATTATAAATATAGGTCTGTTTATATCAAAGAATGCATCCAGTTCCTCCAACATCGTTTGGTTTGCTGGGGTCCCGTCTATCTTGATCTTTACGCTATATATAGGTCCAGAACCACTTATGCTCTCTATATACAATTTAGATGCATCATACGCAGTATTCTTGTTGGCATACTGTATTTGAGCCACGTTTACGTTGGGTAAAAATGCAAGCTGGTTCTGATCTCCTGTAGATACATATAGTCTGTTCTGTGGCCCAGTCTGAACCATCCCAGTAGGAAATATCATCTGCACCGTAAACCCAGTTATCAATGTCCCAATGAGCTCTGGCTGGAAGTATGTAGATATTCTGTTGCCAGTATATCTGATATTTCTAGTGGAGTTTCTTTTGCTAGATCCTATTGAGGCATACAAATTCCCCTCTCTTCTCGTAAAGTTCTTTACGTGAGAAGACTGTATCTCTTCTAAATCCTCCGCATTGGTGATCACATTAGCAAAGAAAGCATTGGGGTCACTGTTGTTTACCTCCAGTGATATAGAATTAAATGCCTTCTCTTTAGATGGATTTTCGTTAGAGACAACAACTATCTGGCTTGCCGTAGACACATCGTAGAATGTATTCATCTGTGGGTTTACGTTGTGGACCCAGCACACATTACTTCTAGCCCCAGATTGCAGAATAGATTCTGGTGTTTGCTCTCTCTTGTTTAGAGAAACAAAAATGTTATCTATAGATGCATAGCAGTCTGGCTCAAACGAGTATCTCGTTGTGAAATAGTTATCTGTTGTAGAGAATGCAAATGTCTTCATTATATCAAGTTTTCATCACCCCATTGATCAGATCTAGAGGGAGGGTACATTACACCAAATTTACTTAATAGGTTAAGGTAGTCATCTATGCCTATCCAATAATCCACAGCATTGTTAATGCACACCATGTTTATCTTAGCTAAAAGATCATCATCAACATTCTCATTCCAGAAAAGAAGCCTGTTGTAAAAACTAGATATCTTTTCTTCGCTAAAAGAAACAACATTTAAAAACTGATTTTCTCTAGTTGAGTTGTTGCTTATCCCCTTTTCTGTTTGAGCTGGTATTTGAATCAATACAGTATAAGAGTTTTGGTATGCAATAAGTTCTTGAATTCCAGATATCAATCCGTTCATTGTATCAATTATCTGGTTTTGCTCAACAGTCGAGCCAGATGGAGGCGTTATAGAAATACTACCAACTGGCTGTGCAGCCAAGAAATCAAGCAAGTCGTTCACATTAGACGGGACGCTTGGTGCAGTAGACGGCTGCTGGGCTAAGTATTCAAGTAATTCAGCTACTGTCATGGCGTATATCCAGATAGGAAGTCTAGTAAATTTGTAACTGCCTCTGGATCACTTGTGGATATTGAAGCGCCAGTTGCAGTAATCAACGATTCAGGAGGTCCTGACAAGCCAGCAAGATACAATAAATAATCAGAAACATTTACATCAACAAGCGGAGCCACTTGAGTTGTTGAATTTACATAGACCTGATTTAACAGCAATACTTTTTCAACTAATGCTTCTAGTTGCTGTGTTAAGGCTGGGCCACTGGGTTTGGATGGTGGTATTAAAAAGTTCTGATTTATATCAGTTTCATAGTAGGCGAAGAATTTATTGAAGTCGTCCACGTCTATCGTGCCATCATCATCAAAATCATAGAGGTTGAACGCTTGGTGAAGGTTCAATGGTTTTGATTTTGTAAAATTGAACAATGCCTTTAAATCAGATAGCTTCAATCCATTATATTCAATAAACTTTTCTATAGTGTTTATAACGACTGTGTTTGTGGGTACAAACGGATTCCCACCACCAACAACGTTTACCCCAGAGTTGCCACCAGCCGTTCCAACTTCACCACCACCAACCGCCGCTTGGCCACCCTGTCCATTACCCCCAGCTGTCCCAACATCCCCACCACCAACAGCAACCTGTCCATCACCACCTTCAGAAAGCGTTGGGAATGAAACATTAAAGCACAAATACGCTCCTTTGTCAGAATATGGGTAGTTGGCATTTGGATCATAGTTGCTGTATGATGGATCCATACAGCCCCTAAATACTTTTTGGTCTATGCATACTGGTCCTATTGCAAACGGGGCCCCTGGCGCAGTCCCAAAGTTTGTTCCTGGGTGAAAGTCTGTACAGTTGTTATTGCAGTCGTATGGGTACTCTGCATATACGCATGAGTTATCGTCAGCGTTTGCAAGTGAATTATAGTTACATGCGTCAGGATCAGTGCACCCGTAGATTGGCGGATCTCTATCGTCACAGATATCATCTCCGTCTATGTCATCAATGCATTTCCCATCACAATCTCTCCCAGGTATTGGGAACTTGCATGTCCCATCATCAATCTTTGCATCAGGATCATAGTTGCAAGCATTTATATTCTTACACCCTTTCTTGGGTGCATCGATAGAATCTACAACTACTCCAGGAGCACCAGTATTTCTTGTTGGATCAACGTCTATTCTTTTTACTGTAAACACATACTCCTCGTTGAGTGGATCATACCCACCGATAACTTTGATGTCAGCCTTGGATACAAGGGATGATGTGTTTAGAATAGAATTAAACATCTCCCTCAGATAGGAGGACATTCCAGTAGATGACACGTCTTCAATCCCCGTAGACGTTAGCTTAAAGACCTTTGCCGTTGACTTGTGCACAAAGTAAACAGTCCCGTCTACATCAACAACTGACTCAGGATTGTTATCACATCCAGCTCTTCCAGCATAGAATTTGCTTGTACCAAGAACTTCTGTGGATGACACAAGGAACTCGCTATTTGCATTGTCACTCAAAAGGTTTCTAAGCACAGGTGAGTAGCTAACCTTGTCCTCCTGAATGACCAGTATAGAATCACCCCTGTCAATCATAAAGTTAATTGATCCGTATACCTCTGGTATGTCCTTGTAGTTTAACAGAGAGTAATTAAACGAGGAGTATTTGGGTCTGGTGGTAGACACAGCAGACTGGTCAGAATACGTTATGCTAGATTCGTTTCTTGTTTCCTTTGCATTCTTCAACACGCTATTTGGCCTACCTGTACCAATAGAGTCAGCCCTAACAAGATCTGTAAATGTTTTTGATTCTAGATAGTAGTTTTTAAAGTTTGACTTTGAAGTATTGCTACCACCAGTACCTAATGTGTCTACAAGTATGTCTTGAAACAGAGAGTTTTGATATTCCCTGAAGTTGACAGCCACTTTTCTCCACCACACATCGCCTTCCGTAAGAAGCGTTGACTCTCCATGAGTCAGTTGATTCCCTTGTGACAAAATTGGTTTTATAGGACCAATCTCGTAGTATATCTTCTGCTCTTGTTCGGATATCTTAGATGGTGTATAGATCTCTATGATGCAGTTGTTGCTCCATACATCTGTTCCGTTTTTTACTGAAGCAAAGTCAAACGGGCTTGCCGTTGGATTATTTTTTATGATCGCAAACTCCCCCATCTTGTTAAATGGAGGTGTTGTGCTTCCAGCGTGAAGTGGGTTATTTGAATCACCAATATTTACCACATCTACTATCTCGAAGTCATACTTGTTTGGATATACAATCTGTTCGGACGTTGTCTTGTATGATATAACCCTGAGTCTATCCCCCTTCTTGAACTTGTATAGTTGCAAGCCTCCCTCAGGACTTCTAGCCCCAAAAGAACTGCTGTATGACACGATACTTGTCTGAAGATAGTTCAGCGAGATGTATATGTTTTGCTCTGTCTCAGTGTCACCAACACTTGTGAATGCGCCCCCAGCTGTATACTGAACAAAGTCTTGGATAGACGTTGATTTGGTATGTGCGAATTGATAGAATCTGGCCCATGGTGGTGGTGGACTGCTTACAGAAATCTCTATGTCAACCTTTCCCTTTTGCTCCCCTTGAGGTCTTTCTTGACTTGAATACCCAGCAACATATACGCCGCCTATAGGATTCACAAACCCATGCCTGCCTCTTTCGTCATAATATATTACACCAAACTCATGAGATGATGCTGACTTAAATGATCTGTATTCGCTGTAGTCTTTTAGTGTGTCCCCAGAGAAAAGAGCATATATTGTTTCTATTTCAGAATACTTTATGTCGTCATTGTATTCTTGTTCTGATATATATCGAGAATTACTTAGCGGCGAGGGCAAAGTAAGGGGCATAAACGTTGACTTTTCCTTACCACCAAACTGATTAAATCTAGCAATAGACACCAATGCCTCTGAGTCTTCAATGTGGTTAAACACGTCTCTAGGAACATGAGCTATTTTTAAATTTGTTCCAGTAAAGAAAACGCCACCAACAGCATATAAAAGACCGCCATTAGTTCCTATGTTGGCATCTGTTCCATAACTATAGCCATTAGCCCAAGATGATAATTGAGACGGAAGAAAATATCTATTTACTTTTGATATAGACCCCATCTTTGAAAAATCACCATCATTATAATTTAAGCCCCCAACTGCGCCACCAGCAGCAGACTCTCCATCAGTCAAACATATACCTACAATATTTATATCTGCTTCCTGTTCATCAAACTTATTTCTTTGAGAAAAATCTATATTATTTAAGTTCTCTAAATATCCAAATTGTTTTGTGTAATTAAATATTCCATATAAGTTGTTTAAGTTGGGAAAATTTCCCCAGTCATTGTATTCGTCACCAAATGCGTTTGGAGTTATTTGAAAAAATTTATCTGCCGTAGGGAATCCGATTTCATCTAAAAATGCTTGACGGGATTCTGCATTTGGCGTTCCAGCATCTCCGTTTAAAAAATCTTTTGTAAGAACATACCATGGCGCTTCTGCGTTCGCACTTCTCACACAAGTAACTAGATCAATGTTTTTTACTTCATTAGCACACAATAATATCTCCACTACAGATCCACCAGACCCATCTGCACTTTTTACAAAGTCAAATGAAAAGTCAACAGTTGCTTTATTTACTATGAAGTAACCTATTGGAGGATTAAGTGTAATGTCGTCAATAGTTTCAAGAAAATCTTGTGGAACTCCAGTAGTAAAACTTGATGAATAATCGCCAATACTACATATAAGGTTGCTTCTATAATCTGGAGATAATCCTGGAGTTACTGCATTCCCAAGATTGTCAACACCAAGCATAGACCTTGATGTCGTTATTTCGGTGAAGTCTTCTAGCCCAAGATTAACTGAATGAATATAAGAATTATTCTGAGCCAATATAGATATTGGATATGTGAATTCACTATATCCAGCAAGCATTTGAGCAATAGTAGTTGCTACAACGGCAGATGCCTCGTCATTTGTAACAGTATCCCCTTCATATTGAAACGATACATTAAATTCTAATTGTCCGCCTTGAATAATTAAAGGATTTTCCTCAGATGATCCAACAATAGACTTGGTAACTACTTTAGTGGTCCCAGATCTATCTACATATCTATAAACTAAATCATCTTTTATTGTTGTGCCCCATATGTTTGCTCCTTGAATAAAGTTTTCACCTGGTATTATGGTAGATATATATTCAAGATTTTGATTAGACGAGTTTGTTGGAAGATATGAATCATCCCCATTGAAATATGTGTCAGCCGTCCTTATAGTTGGGGCTGGCATGAAATGCTTTCTCTTGTAAATATGAAAGTTTCTATCTGGAGCAATACTGAGCTGTAAAGACACGACATCTCCAGCCGAAAGTTTTGGGATACCTCTGGCATCTATGATGTAGTTTGCCCCAGCATTGTACATCTTGTTTTTCTTTAACTTATCTTGCAGGGGCTCATCTTCATCCCATATAGCATGAGGACGGATTCCAGAAATGACCTTTATGTCTATCTCCTCGTCTGTTGGTCGTGGGCTATACCGTGGGGTGATCTTTGCAGTAACCTTGACGTTGTCAAAGCTATCTACGTAGTTACCATAGAAGAGTCTGTTGTTTGAAACAACCTGACATTGGGCAATCTTTGGGACATTATCAAACTGCTTTGCAACCTCTTCAGCACTGACCCCAACAAGAATCTTGTTGTTATAAAAACTATAAACAGACTGAGTATGCAACCAGTTTTCAGAGGAATCTGTTGTGCTCACCTCGTCAACAACTAGCCAAGACCCATTGTCGCCTTCCCTAACAAGTATCTTTATGAAATCAACCTCTTTGTTTGTAGGTGGAAGCGTAAGAACGCATACGTTATTTACGGTATAGTTTACATATGTCTGAGCCCCTTGCTCTAAGGTAACTGGGGGTACAGCAAGAGATGAGTAAGGAGATATGCTAGACTCAATCCCATCCTTGTATATCCACTGATATGCAAACTGGAATCCACTTGTGTTCTTGAAGTTTGACTCTAGATATTGCGTGTCGTACCCAAACTCGAACTTGATCTTTTCAAGAGGAGTTCTTGGGCATGAGGAAACAAGATCTCTGAATTCTTGAATAGTGTATGAATAGTATCCAACTTGTTGGTTAGTTGTTTGTTGTGCGTTGTCTAATAATGCCCTGTAGGCATTTACCTTCTTCGGTTCGTTCTTGTTGTCAGTGAAGTATATGATGGCATCTGTGTTCATGTCATCGATATATCCCTGCTGTGTCATGTGGCTTTCTATGACAGGATACTTTTCAAACTCAGATCTGTTTATGTGTACTATGTCTGCACTTACAAACCCGTCTTCAGGGAAGTTGAACTGGTTAGATTTGAGAATAAGTCTTACTGAGTTTTGCTTTCCTTGAGGTACAGTTTTGTTTTTAGGCAGTTTCCCATATGGATCATACGCGTAAATGCCATGCTCGTTTCTGTCGCTAGACCAGACAAAGAAGTATATGATCTTGGACTTGTTGTCTACTACACTGCCTATAGTTCTATGAGTTATCCCAGCCTCTTCCTTTAGTTGATCAAACTCATTATAGAACGTTGCTCTTGAGTTACCCTTAACGTTCTTTAGTACTCCAGCATCACCAGAAGAATCATCCCCGTCTGCCCCAGAAGCCGTATCATTGCTGCTGTACCTGACATTCAGAGCATCCACCATAGCATTCTCTGCCGTCAGCTTGAGATCTGTAGTAGAGTCTAGCTGGCGTGGTATTATTTTATTTATCATCTTAATACTTTGGTACTTGCGTGAAGTTCTTTCTAATCGTCTTCAGGGCATTCTCTTTGGTGAAGTTGCTCAACCTTGCATTGGCAAGTCTTCTTTCGTTGTAGTATTCTGCTCTGGCCCTGGCCTTTTCTGAAGCTGGGACCGTAGCCTTCTTTTCAATCAGTTTGTAGTACATGTACGCACGCAGGGCTTCCTCGGCATATACGTGCACTGAAGGATCTGACGACCTAGCTTCGTCGGCAACGTACTCCAAAACCACCTCACTGATGTCAGAACGCTTCTGCAATTCGATTCTGTTCTGGTCAAGGTTCATCCTGTACTCACCTCTGTGGTGTCCACCACCCATCCCGTATATCCTTCCTATGCCACCCTCGTACATGAAGTTCTCAAACACATACTCATAGAAGCTAGAAATAGTTGATGTTTGGTTCAACGTGGCAGTCTTGCTGTCCACGGTGTCCTCTATCTTATTCAGTTCTATGTTCAACGGGTTGTTGTTGAACGTATTATATGTAGCCGTCTCACCAGTATCACTTACTTTCTTCTGAGAGTAGTTTAGGTTTTTGTTCTCTGCAAACACATACACCATCCCGTCCTCTGCAACAACGCCGATCTTGATCAGATCAACAAAGTCATCTGGCAGCAATACCGTATCGTTAGTTTCAACTGACAACTTAAGTGACTTGACCTTCTTGCCAATGTCAAACCCAATATCCCTGATGCCTCTCAGGGCTATGTTCCTGAGTTGTATGTCGGATACATTGCTTACGTAGTCATCAGAATCCATTGAGATTCTGAAGTCACCTATTATATTCTTAAGACGTACTGTGTTGTGTGACATTATTCAGCTGCTGTTTTTGCTTGAGCGTAATTGTATACATCTGAATCTCTGAGGTGAACCCCCACCATCTCGGCCATAACGCTGACCAGTTCTGGGACGTAATGCTCTGGAAGCATAAAGTTTCTTGTGTTAAATAGATCTGGTATTTCTATTCCATTGGAAATAGTTGACGCATAAACTGGACTACCATCAAATAAAACATTTTGAAATGTAATTGACCCAGGCTGTCTGTAGTATGTCATCAGTATGTCGTCTGTATCGGATGGGAAGACGTATATCTTATCTGCTATAAGGGCGACAGGGAAGTTTCTAGTTGGGCCAGACAGTCTACTGTTCCTGACACTCTCCAGTATAGACGCATCGTACAGGAGTTCGTATTCCCCAATCACATCGTTTTCATTGCCAGTATTAATTGGTGGGTCTTCATCTACTGGTGTTGCCGCCCCATTCCTTATTGATATTATTTTGTATAGATTACCAGGTTTAGAGTACTGGTTATTACCCTGAGAGGTAATGGCATGATCTATTACAATAAACGGGGACAGATCCTCTATCTTTCTTTCTCTGTACGACAACCTGTTCCCCACGTCTACAGATGCTTTAGCTAGTTTCTTTCCTTCAACCAGCTCAGTCATCATCTCATTAAATATCTGTCTCTGAGCAATGTCTGCCAGAGAATTAAATACAGCAGAATTTATAAAGCCTTTTTGTTCTTTATTTACAAGATCTTTGAGGGCGTTGTAAACTGTTATAGTACTAGCCATAGTACAAATATAAAAAAGAAAGGCCACCCGAATGGATGGCCTATCATTTGGTTATGAACCAGTTATTTAGATCTTCTCAAGCTGTGCTTCGATAGAAGACAATGCCGTGGATCCACGCTCCGTAAGACAGAATCTAGTCATCACGTCTAAAGGTTGCTGGCCTACAGGAACGGCAACTATAAGGCTACCCGTGTCGAACCAGTAGCACCCGTTATCTGCGAACTTGATGATCTGATACTGAGACGCTTTGTTCAACACGCTTCTGACCTTCACCATAGGATCGTCAAAGGCGCTCATGAACTGCTTGGGCTTAGACTTTGCAATCTGCAACAGATCGTACTTGATCTCACTCACAGGTCTGTCTACGTTGACATTGTAGAACATAGCGACTGGAAGCAGTTCGTCAATCGTCTTCTCCCGAACCATAGCAACTGAATCGAAGATGCTGAACTCGTCTGTAAGTTCTTTCTCTACGTTTCTCTTTGTGTTTACCAGTCTGAATATACTGCCATTGTTCTCTTCATTGCCTGGGTGGAGGCGAAGGAACTCTTGCAGGTTTGGCTTCTCTCTGGGGACAAACAGATTCCCATCTCTAAATATGATTGGTTCCTTTTTGGACGAAGGATTCTGTTCGTCGTAGAAAACGCTTGGTTCTCCAGGACAGTATCTTATCTGTCGTACAGACTTTGACTCCTCATCAAATATGTTGATGCTGTGCTGATTGAGCATATAGGTGACTCCATGGTCCCCAATAATCTCATACGTAGCATGTTCAACTGGCTTTGACTCGTCAAACTCGTAACGAACCAACGGCTTCTTCTTTGCGGTTGTTTGCACCTCAGCCACCTGTGGCTGATTAGCGGGTCTACCTGCGGACCGCTTTACTTGTGTTTCTTCCATTTAATATAATTAACCAAGTGGTTTATATCTCTCGTACAATGCTATTGCCAGTCGTGCCGCCTCCGATGCACCAATATCTTTCTCTATAACACCAAATCTAGCCAAATGTCCTTTAAATGATTTTGACTTTGTGTCAGACCTGCCCATGCCTAATGACTCTATCAGCAAAGTTCCATCTGTTCTAAATGGTTTGGATATAGATCCTTCAGTCATAGATGGTATCAATCCTACTATATCACCAAGATGATTGTGTAGAAATATATTGAAGTTTTTGTCTCTTCTTATGATAAACACATAACACGTTTGGTCTTTATTTGGGAACGTGTATGGCGTAGTACCAAGAAGCCCAGCATTTGTCTTTGTTTTTGGTGGTACTCCACCAGGCTGTATTGTTCCGTTTTCAGCATATAAAGCATGCCTTGTGGAGAACGTTGAACCTTGGTCTGGATCAAATGGGCCAAAGTTCCATGTAGACCCATATATCTCCGAGATAGAAACTAAAGATGATATATCGGTATCCTTATACCCAACAACAAGATATATCGTATAGTCTCCATGCCCACTAAATGCTTGAGCGATTTCAAGAGGTGGATCAGCAAATATATCCTCACCACCAGAGAAATCTACAGATCTAGTTGCAAGGCCGTTTGTGTCTCTGTAGCCATAGTCAATTTCAAGTTCATCCCCTACTATTGTAGGAGAGGTTATTGCTGGACCAACTGAAAAATAGTAGGCTGTTGCCCCCGCAAGCTGGCTTGAGTTTTCCCACGTAGAAAAAGTCCCACCAGTTGCGCTGTATCCTGTAAAGTTTGATATGTCAGCAGCATCAAGATCTATGATGGGATATGTGTCTTCTTTGAACTGAATTCCGTTTACAATGAAAGACGTAAGACCAGATGGATTTATAAGTATATTCTTCTCGTTAAGGTCTTCTGGGGCACTGTGTATGCGTGCGAAGATGCTCTTTGGGGTCTGCAATTCTGCACTCAAGAAGCTGACAAACGAGTTGACAAAGTCAAACTTCATCACACGCTGATTCGTGTCTGTAGACGTTATAAAGTTCGTTATGTCCTCAACCAGTTTCGCCTCTTCCCCAACCACACACTGAACGTTTACAGTTGTCTTCTTAATCGATTCTCCATCAACAAGATCTACGTGCTCGAATATACCAGAGTTGTTGAACACAAGATTCACAAAACCGCTTGTTGCAGTCATGTATGAGAGGCTAGACACAGGGATAGACAGTACACTTACTCCAACACCAGTGTCTGATGCATCGGTACTGCTAGGCCCTACCTGCTCTTTGTTGAATAGGAAGTATTTATTCATATGAATTAAAGTGAAGCAAGGGGGCCGAAGCCCCCTTGCAATTCATTATACAATAGCTATTGCTTCAGTAGAGCCAATAAACGCCCAACCAGAACCATTCCAAAACATTGTAACAGATTCGCCGACACCATCTAAGGTGGCAGCATCTATATTCCCTTCATTATATATGGTTGTTGTTGGGGTTACGAAAACAGACGTTGTTCCAGTATGAGTTATAACTATAGTAGTGCCAGGTATTGTAGCGTCTGGAACAGTAAATGTCAACGCAGCAGCGCCACTTCCAGTAACTGTTTTAACAAAACTAGAAGTACCATTCCACGATGATGTAGCGCCAGTTCCTCCTATGCCAGCAGCTGTTTGAACTGCCCCATCTAAAAACAGAGGAAATATGTGATTACTTCTTGCCATGATTTCTTTTATTTGTGATTTAAGGGGAGAGGCCGAAACCCCTCCCCTTTCCTCAGGTTATTTTATGCAGTCTTCAGGACAACGTGTTGGTTAGCCGCACGAGTGATCAGGTTGATCTCAGAACGGTAGTGGAACGTAGCAACGTCCTTACCGTTTGTACCGTTATTCGTGTAGCCAAGAACACCACCACCAGTTACCCAGTGCTCAAGCTCTCTGGAGTACCCGTTGGATGCCTTGTAGTTCATCTCCAGTGCGGGAGACTTAACGCCAGTCCGAGCGTCAGCAACCTGCGACATGGGGATCATAACGCCAGCATACTTAGAGCCAGACAACAGAGTTGGATCGTTCAGGAGTTTCCAGCTATGCTTATGGAAAGTGTAACCACCTCTGGTGAACGATTTGAATCCAAGCTGTACAGCGAGGTCAGCGTTGTTGTTGAAAGCACCGAACTGGCCAGGCAAACCAGCAGTAACCTGCGTAGCAAGTCCGCTAGCCAACATGTCATCGATATTCAACTCGAACGTTCTGTTCAGGTACATGGCATACTCCATGGGAGCGCCCTGCTTGTCAAGTTCAGTAATGATGAGGTCGATGTCGGCAAAAGACTCAAAGCTGCCAGTATAAACATTACCTCTGTCTTCTACAGCAGAAATGTACCCTTCAGAACCAGCAAGACCGTCAGTTGAGCTAATCAAATTGTCTGCTTGTTTTGCAAACAGCATCATCAGCTCGCGCTTGTCCATGAATCTGGCTCTTGCTTCGGACTCTCCGTACATAAACCATCTGTAATCACCATTACCAACGTTTATATATCCAACGTTGGTTGCTTGAGAACCAGTGACCTCGTACTTTTCCTTTACAATCATAAAGGGGTTCTTTCTACGAGTGTAACCAGGCTCAATGTAGGATGTTGGCTGATCAGTACCCTGTGGATACATATTCCCAAGAATTGCAAGCTCTTGGTTATTTGCAAGAGCATCAGTGTTTGTTGTATCACCAATTGCAGTCAGTTTTGTTACAGTAGTGTTAGTAGCAGTAGCGCTAGAAGTAGCCTCAACTAAATATCTTGTTCCTGTAGCAATGTTCATAAGAACGTCATATGTTTGGGGGATATATGCACTATCATCATTATTGAAAGTGACGTTAACAGCAGATCCACCAGCAAAAGTGAAGGCGTCAGAAGTTTTTGCTTTTCTATGTCTACGCTTTTCTTCAAACCATTCAATTTGGTCTGCCTGTCCAGCGTTTTTTACTGCACCAGTGAGTGTCAGAAATCCAGTGATACCCTGGTCTCCAAACGTTTTTACAAACAGTTCTCTTACCTGTGGTTTGTTAATGTCAGTCAGACCAACAAACTCGTTAAGTGCTGTGTACTTGTCTGGAGTAAGTTTAGTTGCGCCAACGCTATTTACGTTAGTAGTGCTGGCTGCTGTTGTTGCTGATATAGCCATTTTTTTTAGAGTTTAAAGGTTAGTGTATTGTTTACCCCCATGATTTTTGATATCTGATCGAGTATGGGATCAGAGTCATTTGTTGCCTTCTGCTGGGGGGTAGCAGCAGATACATTAGCGGCCTTGTTGACTATGTTTCTCTGTCCATCCCCAAGACCTTGCTGATAAGCAGATCTTACAATGGAGTCAATGTTATCAATGACTGCCATGTGGGATGACATGAGATCGTAGTCCCAAGTACCATCTCTTCTAACATATGTGTCAAAGTAGCTATCGATGTTGGCGTTCTTCTGCTTCAGGTAGTTTCGGTAGTTATCGTCAACCCCGTACTTAAACGACTTTCCGTTTCCAAGGTCGAACTCAACTCCCTCAAACGTATCAACTTCTTGATACATGGTCCTGATCCAATTGTCATCGACAAAGCTCTGAGGCTCCTCAAAACCTTGGTCATAGACTGGGGCTTGGTACTGACTTCTAATCTCGTCAATAGACTGCCTAGCCTTCTGACCGTCGATCTTCAATTGAAGCGTTGACAGTCTAACGTCATTCTCATCGTATACGTCTGGATTCAGTTTGTACTTAGATGAGATCAGCATGTTGATCTCGTCGTAAGCCAAGTTGGGATACTCCGCAGCCATTTGTATTCTGACGGCAGTCATGTCATCCATTTCGGATGGGTTAAGTGACTGATATCTGAACCAATCCTCTGGGGGTCTCCCCGTCTCCTGAACAAAACGGGCGATGGTTTCGATTCGCTCGTCTACTTGGTTCTGGCCAAAGTTTGCAAGGTCGTCGAGAGACTCGAATTGCGTACCAAGCCTTTCGCTTAGGTAGTTTACAATTGCTTGCTCAACTTCTTGGTCACTGTAGCTAGGGGCAGTAAACGTCTCCTCTACATATGGTTGATTTTCTTCTTGTATAGTTTGCGGGGTTTCTTCCGTATTCTCAACAATTGGCTGAACTGGTTCTGCTGTTTCTTGCTCCCCAGAAAAGTCAAAGTCGAACTTAGGCTGTTCTTGTTCTAGAACCACCCCGTCTTTTTTCATGCTCTCCGCCAGTTCCTCTGGCGAGTTTACGATCTCAAAAGTTTCCATTTAATTTATTGGTATTTAATTACGCGTAGTATGCTATGGCTGCTCCTGAACCTGAAGCCAACGTAAAGCTGGTCCAACGTCCAAAGATCTCCGCAATGCCTCCTGTAACACCTCCAATCTGTAAGTTGCTTGATGTCACAGCATTATTCCCAGTTGTTCCAGCATGAGCTGTTGTTGCTATGCAAAAAGCCCCATTTGCAGCAGTAAGGTGTTGGAATGCCGTAAAGGCTGTTCCAACAGCTTGTATCTTGTAGAACTCTTTTCCTTCTGGAGCTATAGCGTTGGTTGTGGCAACAGCAAGTATGCTATTGGTTTGGCCAAGGTCAGCTCTAAGATGTTCGTGTGGTGAGTTGATCATTTTATGACAGTGTTACAGATGAACTATCCAAGCCGAATACCCCATACTCAATCATTTGGTCAACGATAGTCACATATGCCCTGAGGGTGATGTCATTCTTTATTGGCATAAATGCAAACTCTCCACCAGGGATTTTCAGGAATACCGTGTCGTCGGTTGCAGTATCTGTGTATACGTATGCATAGTGTTCTTTCTCGACACCAAGGTTTCTGATAAAAACATATGCGTAGTCTAGCTTGTCACTCGATTTATATATGGTTATAGCGCCGAGAGACTGTGTGGAAGCAACCTTTGACTTAGTAAGACTACCAGAGTCTATGTTGGCGTTTATACCAACGGCAAGGCCCAGAGCACTCGAAAGAACGTCTGGGCTATTTACCGTAATAGATGCGTTGAATACAGCCATTATTCAAATATGATCATGTATTCGAGTGTCATGTTGACGGCACTCGGAGTGATCTTAATGTCAGATGTAGGGCCAGCAGACCAAGGCATGAAAGCCCAGTCACCAGCGTACAGTCTACCAATCTCTTGGGTGTTCACCTTCAACAAGAAGTAGTTTGCTGCTACAGAAGATGTGTTCTTCAGGTATACTTTATGAGCACCATCGTTTGCAAAGTTTGCATCAGATGCAAGTGTGTATTCAGCAGTGGCAGCCGTGAACTTTCTACCAACACCAGTGGTCTGGTCAAGACCAGTCACAGTAGCAGCCTTGTTGAGCTGCGTGGTCTGAGTCAGAGCGAGAATATCATTTGTGAGATCCGCACTCGAAAGCGTGATTGTTGCGTTTGTGGTTGGCATATCTTATATGATTTTTTGCAAATATAATGTTATTCGTCAATCTGTTTTCTTGCCAGAAGTATCTTGATCTCCTGTACATCCTTGATTAACTTATCTATACTACTCTGAAGCACAACAGTTTGCTTCTCGTGTATGTCGAGACGCAGGGCAAGCCTGCTTATTTCTACGTTTAACTTTACATACACACCAACCAAACCAACGGCAAGTATGATTATTTGGTAGACGTTTATATCCATTGCCCTGCAAAAATAGTAAAAGTCTATAATCACCACTTTACTTTATTGGCCCAGTAGGCAGCACTCATAGGACCCTTATTTATGTTGCTGGCATGGCGTGCTTTAAAGGATTCTCGTCTGTTCTTATAGGACTGAGATTCCCCTTCTTTCTTTGGGGATCCAGACACGCCTTGCTGACCAAACCGAATCAGTTTAGTCTTGTCTCCAACCTTAGCCAGCACTACGTGAGACTTTGTGGGATGAGATGGAGTAGCCTTGGGTTGATTTACTCCAGACAATCCGTTCTTTTTGAGTATGTTTTTGTAGTCACTCATTTTGTTATAGATTCTATGTTACCGTTTTTCCAATCGTCAGATAAAACAAACTCTAATGCTTCTTTGTGAGACAAGCCGATTTCTGTCTCTGTTGATACCAACTTCACAACAGCTATAGATCTTGTGGGGTTCATTCTCGGGTAATTATAATATAGACTTGAATCAACTTTATCTAGGTCTTCTAAAGATATTATTAAATATCTGTTGTTGTTATAATCCATATCTTCCTTTTGTTCCGTTGTAAATGTCAGAAACCAATGTTGATGCGTCATATTGTTCTACAACACGTAATGTATACAAAAACGCCTCAGATATTCTTCCAAGCCAAAAATCTGTTGTCACAGATGTTCCGCTTGCATTTCCTCCACCCATAACATATCTTTCTGCAGAAACATTAATAGCTGGAATAGAACCATTTCCACCGCTACTGTACACTGAAGATCCATTTTTATATACAGTAAGTTTTTGATTGAAAATGTCGTGATGGAAACACAAAAAATTCCATGTGTTAGGCAATATGCTAGTTGTATAAGTAGGGCTAGATATACTATTTAAGAAAGCCATAACAGCATAATCAGTTCCAAGTGCATTAACATTAACACCAAAGTATATGAGGTCAGTAGATCCATTGTCATCAATTCCAAAAATCATTCTTCTTGCGGAAGAAGCGGTGTCATGCCACACCCAAGCACCCCACACAACTTGATAATTTGAAAATATCCAGTAAGTGAAGTTTCCAGTTGTATTTATACCGTCTGCGCTAGAAGTCACCCCATCGTACTGGAAAAAACTAGCATTGCCTACTGTAGTAAAAGTAGGGCTTCCGCTAGTTACCCATGGAACAGAAGTTGGTCCAAGGCTTGTAAGGCTAGTCCCTGTTCCTGGATAGCATGCGGTATTGTTCATGTCTATCCTCCATAACATATTTGAATTATACGTACTCCAGTTATATGGAGTAAATGGAGCTGCTGTATTAGTTCTATGAACTGCGCTAAAAAATCCTGGCATATTTATTTAATTAAGATGCTTCTCTATCCCCAACTAGTATCCACGTATTTTCAGCAACCCTCTTAAGCCCAATAACAGCATACTGCTTGGCGCTTTTGAGTGTCTGGCTGCTTAAAACGCTTACAGAAGCTGCCCCAGCAACTGTTATTTGACCAGAACCGCCTTGTTCAAGGAGTATCTCTGTGTCAGCAACCCAAGATGTATTTGCTTGGTTTTGAACAGTCACTGTTATAGCAGATGAGTTTGTGAACCTTATGTAGTCAAACGCATCGGCAGCCAAAAGAGTTCTAGCTGTTGTGGAATCAGTTATGACTGTAAAGTAAGTTGCCCCTGTTACGCCTGTCTGCCCTGTTACTCCAGTAGCTCCTGTTATTCCAACACCAGTTGCGCCTGTTGGCCCCGTTGCCCCAGTGACACCCGTTGCACCAGTACTTCCAGTAGCGCCAGTAATGCCAATTCCAGTAGCACCTGTGGGTCCAGTTGATCCAGTTATCCCAGACGCACCAGTAGCTCCCGTTGATCCAGTTGCACCAGTAGCCCCTTGAGGCCCTTGTACACCTTGCAATCCAGTATCCCCTGTAGCACCAGTAACACCAGCTATTCCAGTTGACCCTGTTGGACCTGTAGATCCCGTAGGTCCAAGCTGAGTATACATGACCTGGTTTATGTCGACAGAGATAGAACTTGCTTCTGGGTAGTTTCCAGAAGCAGATTCTGCACTGAGTGACAGGTCTGGGCTTGTTCCCTCCCAGTATATCTCTACGTAGTCATTTGCCGCTATAGAAGTGCCTATAAATTCAAAACTTACAATAGATTCACTTGGAACCCCAGTACTTTTTCTAGCTGGTAAAGACAGATGATGCGCTGAGTTAGCATAATTGTTGCCATTAAACTTTAGCCAGAAGGTAGCATCTTGAACATCGTTGCTTGCATTATTGACAAGCACGGTAACACTCATTCTGTATGTACCAGGGTTAGCGATTACAATCTGGTCGTTTGCATTTACACTTATTCCATTAGCTTGGTCCGTATTGGCAATCTCAATCTTTTGAGCAGTATTGATGGTAACGATAGCCTGATCTGTGTTGTCATAGAACACACCATAGTATCCAAGAGCACCACCAGCACCTGTAACGCCTGTAGCCCCAGTTGTCCCAACTCCTGTTGACCCAGTAGGCCCAGTTGAACCTGTAACCCCTGTTGCACCAGTTATACCTGTTGCTCCTGTTGGCCCAGTGTCTCCCGTCACGCCGTTTACACCGCTTGCGCCAGTTACACCTGTAGCCCCCGTCACCCCAGTGGCTCCAGTTGCACCAGTTGGGCCTGGTTCACCAGGGTCGCCAGTTGGACCCGTAGATCCAGTAGGTCCTGTAGAACCAGTTACTCCAGTATCCCCAGTAGAGCCAACACCAGTTGCACCAGTAACGCCAGTCGAACCAGTTACGCCAGTTGCGCCTGTAACACCCGTTGCTCCAGTAATACCAGTGGCCCCAGTTACACCAGTCGCCCCAGTAACTCCAACTCCCGTGGCCCCTGTGATTCCTGTCGCTCCTGTAATGCCTGTAGCCCCCGTTACACCTGTGGCCCCTGTTATGCCAGTTGCACCAGTTGCCCCAGTACTTCCAGTTGGGCCTGTGGATCCAGTGATACCTGTAGCTCCTGTGACTCCTGTAGCTCCAGTTGTGCCGATTCCAGTTGCCCCTGTTGGTCCAGTTGATCCAGTTACGCCAGTTGCCCCCGTAATTCCTGTCGCTCCAGTTATGCCAGTAGCTCCAGTAACGCCCGTTGCACCAGTCACGCCAGTTGCCCCCGTAACTCCAGTGCTCCCTGTTACACCAGAAATACCCGTACTTCCTGTAGGGCCCGTGCTTCCTGTTACTCCTGTAGCCCCAGTAATGCCTGTAGCACCAGTAATACCTGTAGCCCCAGTAATGCCTGTAGCACCTGTCACACCAGTAGCACCTGTAACTCCAGTTGCCCCTGTAACGCCAGTGTTTCCAGTTGCACCTTGGATACCAGTGCTACCAGTAGGACCTGTATCTCCAGTTACTCCAGTAGCTCCAGTTACTCCAGTGGCCCCTGTCACTCCACTTGCTCCAGTTGGCCCAGTATCACCAGTAACACCAGTCGATCCAGTTACCCCCGTTGCTCCAGTGACTCCAGTGCTTCCCGTGACACCAGGGACACCAGTGTCTCCAGTAGGGCCTGTGCTACCAGTAACTCCTGTGGATCCAGTTACCCCTGTAGCACCTGTTGCACCTATACCCGTTGCCCCAGTAGGCCCAGTAGATCCAGTGATACCTGTTGCACCAGTAATACCCGTAGCACCAGTTGCCCCAACTCCCGTGGCTCCTGTTACACCTGTAGATCCAGTCACACCAGTGGCTCCAGTTGCGCCAGTGCTCCCAGTTGCTCCAGAAATACCAGTGTTACCAGTAGGGCCAGTGTTACCCGTAACACCAGTGGCTCCTGTGACTCCAGTTGCACCTGTAACTCCGCTTGCGCCAGTTGCCCCAACACCAGTTGCTCCAGTGACACCAGACACACCAGTAGCCCCCCTTAATCCTTGAACGCCTGATGGACCAGTGTCTCCTTTATCACCAACCTTAAATATCTGGACAGACACCTTGCCACCATCTCCCCAAGAGGTAAACGCATTGTTATCTCCAGCAAGAGAGTTGGTTACATCTATTACATAATAAGTACTCCCTGTACCAAGAGAGTATGCCGTGGCAACATAAGTCAACTGCGCCCCATATGGGACACCAATCCTATCTTGAATAAGTATATATGCTTTTTCAGTAGATGTTGATGAAAAATAATTAGTCCAAGGGATTAAGTCATTATTTTCTGTAACGAGGTCAATATATATTTTTGTTACTGATGCAGGGGATGAGTTATTGAATTTAATCCAACCTGGGATTCCGCTTACATCTGAGTCTGTTGTATCCGTTTTGTACACATAATCATATCCTCCTCGATAACCATGTTCTCCCGTAGGACCACTGCTTCCCACCCCTGTGGCCCCAGTTACACCTGTAGCACCAGTGACACCCGTAGCTCCTGTCACGCCTGTTGCACCAGTATTGCCTACCCCAGTAGCTCCAGTTACACCAGTAGCCCCTGTAGGTCCAGGTACTGTTGAATCAGCACCAGTATCCCCTTTTGCCCCAGTATCTCCAGTTACTCCCGTGGCTCCTGTAGGCCCTGGTACTGTAGAATTAGCACCTGTGTCACCCTTAGCCCCAGTATCTCCTGTCACGCCAGTGGCGCCAGTGACACCAGTTGGCCCTTGAACACCAGTAACCCCAGTGTCACCCTGAACACCAGTGTTACCAGTAGCCCCAGTGTCACCCTGTGGACCAGGAACAGTAGAGTTAGCACCAGTTGGACCAACAGGACCAGTGTCCCCAGTGGGACCAACATCCCCCTTAATTGCAGGAACACTTACATCGATAGACGATGGTGATGGGACAGTGATCTCAACAACAATTGGTTCCGACTCGGTTATATTTATTGACATTAGATATCGGTTATATCACTGTTTACAATAAATGCTCCCCTGAGGATTGTCTTGTGTTCTCCATCTACAACAGACTGTATATCATAAACATATTTGCCAGCCTGAATATCCTTCATGGTAGTATGATTTGCAGATATCAAGACATTTCCGTTATCATCAATAGTAACTGGATCGAAACTCTTGTTTGTGGTTGTGACCCCGTCAGTAGTTTGATTTTCTATAGCGTCTGGAGTGCTCAGTATCACAGATCCCTTTGTTGTCGTCTCTATAGGAAAGGCAGCTGTAGTGCTCTTTTCTCTAACCTGCATTAAGAAAGTATACCCAAGCGTAGAGAGCTGTATAGGATCTCCGTTGCTGTCCTTCAGCTTTATATTCAGCTTAAAGGTGTCTCCCTTCTTGCAGACTATATCCAGCTTTTCTGCTGTATCTAAAGAAACTTTTGAGGCCATGGTTATATAGTTTTTCTCTGTTCAATCAGTCTGCTCTGCTCCTGTGCCTGTTTTACAACCCGAAGATCTTTTCTGTCCTCCTTGAATACCTCAAGTTTTTCTTTGAAGTCCTTTTCATCTGTCTTAAATCCAAGCATGGCCTGTGCCTTGAGCATCTCGACCTGCATTCTTCCCTGTTGTCTTATCTGTTCAATAGCTGCTTCAGCCTCTGCCTCTAACTGTATCTTACGTGCAACTAGTTCAGCTTCCAACTGCATCTCTTGCATCTTGGCCTGAGAGGCAGCCATAGCAGACTGTTGCTGAAGTTCTGCCTGTATCCTTGAGTTCTGCTCGGCCTGCTCCTGCATCTTCTGAAGACGCTTCTTGCGTCTGCTGATCAGAAGCAGTTCGGCTTGATTGACATCCTTCATGTTTCTTATGGCGATGGCATCTTCAATGTCAAGTTCGCGCTGCTGAAGAGATATCTGTATGTTCTGCTCAAGGTACTGTCTGTCCTTATCCTCCATATCCTTAACCACTTGTACGCCGAAGTTGTACATGGGAAGGTCAGAGAAAGACGACAACACGGACATATTCTCTGTTCCGATGGCAGTCTCGTATACCTTGTAGATAACCGAATCTTTTGGAAGGATCTGAACGCACTTCACGATGTCCTCACAAACCTTCTTATATAGAACTATAGATGCGTTTGTGATATCGTAGATAGCATTATTACCAGCTGCAAGGGCTTGCTCTCTAACTCCAACCAGAGCCTCACCCTTTGGTGAACTTGAGTCCATCACATCGTTGATGCCAGTGACATCACGTATCATTCTGAGGTAGTGGTTATAGATACCAACCAACTCATTTATGTTACGTATAGTATTGTTTATCTCTCTGATGGGAGGGTTCTGGAATCCGCCCTCTGGGTTCTTGCTTCTATAGTAGAATATACCAGTCTGCTCATAAATGTCCTGCAAGTCCAGCGGCTGCATCTCCCCAGCTTTACCAAGCTGTACGTTCTCCAGTCCCTCGATATCAATCACAAGACCGTCTGGCTTAGCCTTGGCGATAGCTTGTTGGATCTTGAGGTGAGTCAGTTGGATCATATCAGCAAAGCCAATACAGCTGTCCACCATGCCCTTGGGCATCATGTTGGTCAGATTCGTGGCAATAACTGAATATGATAACCTAGCCCTACTGATGTCGTGTATGTTTCTAGGTACATTCAATGTCCTGCCATACCCAAACAGATAGTCTTCGCACCCAAGTATATATGAACCAGAGTAAACTGTAGCTATGGTCATCATGCTAGGCTTGCGCTCGTATACGCTCCCAGCCTTGGGAGTATAGTCGAATCCCTTGTAGAAAAAGTTCTTGTTTCCGTATCTGTTCTCCTTCTCCTCAAAGTACATGTTGTCAACGGAGATGAACTCGAAATCCATAACATCAACCATGTACTCGTCATATCCGTATACGTTCCTCTTAAGTCTATCGTCGTAGTGAAACTTGTCTATGCTGTACGGATCGTTATTGTACTGGTTTCTGACCTTCGTAGCAATCTTCTTCAAATCCTCCTCTGTAAGGCCACCGTTTGATACTCTACGCAGTTCGTTGATGGTGATACGCTTTATGTGACCAGCGTATACAAGGTCATCAAAATTAGGATCCTCCGTATAGCTATGCACGAATCTAGACGGATCGACATAGTCTATCTTAATACCGTAGTTAGGATCATTGCTACGCTTTGTCACAGCCATCCCCAAGCTGCTAATATCGTTTACGCAACGTCTGTATGTGTTGTCGTTGAAGTTGTTCCAAGAAAGCGTGAGGTTGGTGGCTATCTGCGCTGATACCTCAGCATCTGTCTTGATATTGCTCCCCATGAAGATCTCTGCCTCTTCAAGCGTTTCTGGGATAGTCTCTGGATCCATGCCAAGAACTATTCCGCTTTGCTGTTTTAGTTGCAACAGTTGCTGTCTGGCCTGAACCTGCAACTCCACCACCTTCTTCTTCTCGTTCTTCTCTGATGACGACAACGGATCAATTGCCTCAAGGTTTGGATACGGATCCCTCGACAGGATCTTGTTCACAACAACTCTATTAAACTTTGGGAGTATCGGAACTGGTGTATAGTCTATGTTTACAAGGCTACCATCGTTGCTATTGGGATCTAGTGTATGGAGCAGCTTCTTGTATATCGATGTATCTTGAGTTCCATTGGCATAGTTCCTACATCTTTCAAACATCACGTTTCTTCTAGAGAAAAGTGAGTCTGTTGAGTTTAGCTTACCCCACTGATTCTCAATAGCCTTAGCATACTGAAGGCCGTATTCTTTTGATTCCTTAACCTCCATCGGGGCCAAAGGATCTGGAAAGCCACCAGTATTCTTTTTGTCTTTGCTATACATTATTTGGGAAGATACTATACGTAACCCAGCAAATATACGCAATCAACCAATTACATTATATTTCCTAAAGAACACCTTGTCAGTAAACTGTGGTTTTGGTTTAGCATTTGGTTTCTGTGCAGCAAGCAGCGCCAAACCAGAACTAATGGTCAAGTCAAACTTAGTTCTCTTGTCTATCTTAAATGCAATCCAGTCTTCAAGCGTTTTGTTGAAGTACATATTCCCCATCTCTCCAGTCTCGTGGTTTATCCCTATGTGGTTGTGTACGTAGTGTTCTATCGCCTGAGCGTGCGCGTGTATCACATCCTGCGAGTTCGATGGTATGCCTTTGGTCTTTACGTTTACGTGAGACGAGGATGACTTCAGATGTTCTGGCCGATCCATGATATACCCATCGTATCCCCTGCTCTCGAAATGTCTTACGATCCCGTACTTGTTGTTCTCTATAAGTAACGGATAACCATAGAAGAAAGCACACATAAGAACGTCCTCGTAGAATATCTTGGCCATGTCTGGACGTGAAGCGTACTCCACAACAAACATATTAGATGGCCTGTTCATGGAGAACTTGTTGTACATATGCATGGACCCCTTAGACCCCCTGCCATCTAGAGTAGCATCGATATCATACGAGTCAACACCACCACAACCATATTGACTAAAGGGGGCTATTCGCTGGCCCCTTTCCTCGTTGATGATACAGCGTTCGTCTTCTGGGGGCAACCAGGATACTCTGAAACGTCCGTTGATGTCTGGGGAAAACACAACCTTCTTGTCTTTCTCCTCCCATATAAAGTTCCCTTGAACCACAGGGTTTGGGAATAGGTCTTGGTTGTGCTCTATCTGTTCATAGATCTTACCTACGTTGAAAAGACTCCCAGAGACGCTGTCACGGAACGCTTCGTCTTCGTTGAAGGGGAACTGCCTGATAATCTCATTCATTTCTGAAGAGTCGTGTCTCAAGCTGTCGCGTTCATTCTTCAGGAACTCCTTAGCTCCAGTAGATATGTACATACCTTCTTCTATGCTTTCTACTGGCTTCTCTGGAGTCTCTACTACAGCATTCCCATACTTGTCAAAGAAACCTTCTAGGGCTTCGTAGGCTGGTATGATGATGCGATACATGCCGCTCTTGGTTCTGCCGTTGGCATTGCGTTCGGATGGGTCACTGTCTAGCCACAGTCTCTTGTACTCGTCTCCGCCCTTGTCCATTGGGTTTACGGTAGAGCCCATAAGCACCTTCCCAATAATCTTGTTACCAACCAGCAGACACGTCCTTTCTATACGCCAAGCCTCTCTTATGTCCGATGGCTTCTCCCACTTTCCAGCCTCATCCAGATATAGCAGGTGTACCTTCTCACCGTCATAGGCGTTGTTTGTCGTGTTCCTCCAGTTGATCACTGTGTTCAACGCCTCTCCCACCATAGTGGTCTTGTTCTTCTTCGTAATCCTCTTTGCTGGCTCTCTGAACGCCAACTCCATCCTAGGGTTCGTGGTTCCATCCTGTATAGGCTTGAAGAACCATGGGTAGTTTGTGAATATAGATACCACCTTCTTCATGAAGATGTTCTCCTGAGCATCCTTACCAGTCTTCGACTGAATGCCAAGGAGTTTGTCAGATACCTGCGTACCTTCATCCACAAGTATGCTGGAGCAAACGTTAGTATATCCTGAACGTCTGCACTTAACGAATAGCTGACCAAAGCACCTAGGGTCAGCCTCACACGCTGCAAAGTGTAGTAGTATCTCACGTTGGAATTGATAGAAGCTGGGGTATCCTACATCGATCTTAGACCACTGCAAGAACATATAGTGTCTCCCAGTTATATATGTTGGAACGCCGTTGTTGTAGAACCACAACCCGTTTCTCCTGCGTTCAAACTCCTTCTCAATATACGACGAGTACTTGTCCTTAAACTCCACTGACCTCTCGTTCCACTCGTCTATACTTTTTATCTTAGATATTTCTACAGGTACTGGCAATCTTGTCCAGTACTGCTCAGACTTCTTTTTGTCATGAAATAGGATCTGGTTTTTTGGGGGCATCTTGGGAAGGACAACAAGAAGACCGTGGAGTTCAAGAGTTTCCCCCTGTGTCCCGTTAGGATCTATCTTGATGCCCTTCTCCTTGTAGCCCTTTATGTCAACCAGTGACGACATTAGAATCTAACCTCAAGACATGTAACGCAACAAGGCTTTTCACCAGGAAAAATTGGCCCAGAAGCATTCAATTGCTTGCGCTTGTAGTACCTATTGCTCTTTGCTACCTCTTGTGTTGGTGAGCAAGACGCGAAAACAACAGCAAGGCCCAAGAAGAAGATGACTGACTTCATACCGTGAATTTAAGAGAATTAGACGTGACTGGAAGTTGTTCTGCAAAGATATGCTTGATCGTGTTTGCTATGACACGGATTTCTTTCTGAGCGTGGCGGTCATCTCTGATCTGTATGAAATGGATCCATGACCTTACGCTACCCGTCATGTGGATCGTTGTCTTTGTGGCCAATGGGAGGATAAACCTAGCCGTCTCACGAGATACCCCAGACTCGATAAGATTGTTATAAAGCTGTTCACAAGCGGCGAGAACCATATCTACCTTGCTGTTTAACACGGCAGAATTCATTGATTCACTAGAAGACTGCCTATTTGATTCAGCTTGCCACCTAAGATCAATCGGTTCGAATATACTCCTACCATCAGACAGCAGGTTTACATCTTGGTATCTCTGGCTGAACTCCTGAAATGTAAAGCTCCTGTGCCTCAATAGTTGTATGGCTATGGCCTTGCTCGTCTCTATTTCAAACGTCATGTATGAGTGCTCGAAAGGAGACCAGTGTTTGTTTACTATCAAGTACCTTATGAGGGACTCGTAGTTTTGCTTCTTGTTCTTTCTCGAACTAGATACACGAGCAACCTCAACAATATGATGCTCAGCATTTGGTGTGATTGACAAAAGTTTTACTTTCATTTTATTCCCAGTAGATTTCTTCTCCTCTTAAGTAGAGTTTTTTCTCCTCTGATTTTTCTTCAGAGATAAAGTGTCTGTCTGTAAAAAGACAGTAGTTGTTTGGCATCAAGCAAAACTGACCACTTTCAAGATTCACAAGATTAAGTGGCTTGTGCTCTTGCGGATATATGCTATATCCGTCCTTCCAATCAACCATAATGCCTGTATGCCTTCCTTTACCAGCTTTGGTTTTTACCTCAAGGCCGTGAAGATAATGAACGTGCCACACATCCATATCATCACCCATACATTTCCACGGCATCAGTTCTTTATGATCAAGTGAAAAATCTTTTGTAGTGGAGACCCCGTGAAGAGGAAGCCCGCTCCAATGAGCGCCAGTTTCAAGGACTACGTGACACAGCAAAACTTGATACTCACGACCATATACAGCATGCCATATACCCTTTGTAACGCCTTCTGGCATATTCGGGCCAAGCATCTTGTTATCTACGTTTATGTAGAAGTGATGCGGAAGATTTGCGTGCTTGCTCACGAGAGTTTTGCTTTCATTTGATTTGCAACCGTGATGGTTTTTTACTTCATTGAATTGTTATTGCAGCTATAATGATGCATTTTTGCTTCATTTGCATCAACAATCAAGCATTATGTTCAAGGGTAATTCCCGAGTTTGGATCATTTTTACTCCCGAGTTTGGCTAGTCCTTTTTGTTGGCGTTAACAGAATGGTAACTCATTGCTGTTTGTTTTCATAATTTTCAATTGACTCTGCAAGCCGACTATACATCTCTTTTATTCTCATCCCTAATTGATAAGGGTCTGCGTATTTAATTTCTTCCAATGTCAAAGCATGATTTGCCTTAAACCATTGGGGTGTTTTCGATTGCTTCTCTTGCCATAATAGGCCCTTGTATTTTTTGTAAGTCACTTCATGCATTGTAACTAAACACTCGAAGCGCATTTCGCACACTCGTCTTGTGTCAGCCACTGTTTCAGGGACTGGGGTTATTTGAAACTCGCTCATTAGTCCTTTTTGTTGGTGTTAACAAAATGGTCAATCATACCTTTCGTTATAGTAATCTAATCCACTTTTACATTCCCAGATACTACCATTGTAATCTCTTTCTTCTCTTCCTCCATTAAATGCCTCTTCAATCTGGTCTCGATGCATCTCTTTGGCCTGCTCTACTACCTTACTTATTTTTTCCCATTCGCTGGGGTATAACTCAAGAATATTGTCTAATGCGTCCCATAACCACTCTACTGCTGTCTGTTTCATTTTTCTTTTTTGTAGGTGTCATGGTCATTAACAAGGTCAAATTGATCACCAATCTCCCTTAATGCACCCCCTAAAATCTTTGCAAGATTTCGAACTGCATCAAGTTCAAGAGATTCTAACCATTTGTCTTGTATTGCTACGGGACAATCCTCAAAGCAAGTGGGTTGTTTTTTCTCTTCATCTTCAAACTTGTGCAAGATGTACACTCCGCTAAGGTTCCTCCGTTTCAACTCATTCATAGTATCCATTGTGTTTCTGGATTTAGCAGTCAGGGCAGGATTCGAACCTGCAATGTGGCCTCGTAAAGAGGATCATACCTTTTTGACTTACCGAGCTTGAGCCCGCTTACATATCCACTACCTGACTATATAGAGCTTCTGAAAGGAGTCGAACCCTCAACCTACTGAGTACAAATCAGTTGCTCTACCAATTGAGCTACAGAAGCATGGCACGTCAGGCAGGAATCGAACCTACAGCTTTCGGTTTTGGAGACCGACACTCTACCTATTGAGCTACTGACGTGTTTCTTGTGATCACAGATTGTGATATCAAGAGTAGGGGCGACAGGAATCGAACCTGTAACCTTGATGATATAAGCATCCTGCTCTAACCAACTGAGCTACGCCCCCAGTTAATCGCACCCGTTTAATCGTAGAGGTGCAGAACGCGAAATAAAGACCAGTACGTCAAAGAATTGTACGCCCGACAGGATTCGAACCTGTGACCAACAGCTTAGAAGGCTGTTGCTCTATCCAGCTGAGCTACGAGCGCGGGTTATTGCGCCCTGTGCAGGAGTCGAACCTGCCGCGTCCGAGTATTAGTCGGGGCTCCCGTGAGCTTACAGGGCTAGGCTAGTTAAGCCTTCTTTCTGTCTGGGATGATCGCGTTGATCACAGAATCAAACAGGCCAAACACCTTGTTGTCTCTTTCGGTAGGGGCGAGGTTGACAACAACCTTAACCAACGCCAAGAAAGCAATAAGAAGTTCGGTGATGATTCCAGGTGTAAACCACCCAGACTCGGCGGTCGCTTCGTTCGGTGCATTTTGAGCAACCGTTGTAGAATCTGCAACGGCTGTGAGGGTGTCCGCCACCAATGGCAGCGAATCAACCACATTTACAAGGGTATCAATCATAAGTGGTGTTTTTTAGGAATTCTATTCCGTAAATGTACGGCCCGCAAGTCGATACAACCAAATGTTTAGTCATCCATTTTGTACCATCCCCCATATCTCAGCCCGTCAACCATCTTGAAAACCTCGTCGTACCTGGCTCCACATGCGCTCAAACTATACTGATCTCTAGCTAGTTTGGCAATGTTAGCCCTGTTAAGATCTTTTGAGGCATGTACAGCGTCGATCCACTGCTTTAGCGTCTTGCATCTAAATCCATTTACGCCGTGGACAACGGTTTCAGTAAACGCCCCGTAGTCTACAGCGATCAGTGGTGTTCCGCACAGAAGCCCCTCTACCCCAGCACCACCGAACGGCTCTACGTAAGAGGTCGGCATGAGCTGACATAGGGCATTGCCGATGAACTCGTCACGCTCTGTTCCAGATAGCACCCCAACATACTCTATGTTCTCATGGAGATACGGAGTTGGATCCCCCTGACCAGCAATCTTTACTGGTATGTCAATCCTCTTGGCTATCTCCACAATTGTGTCCAATCCCTTTATGCTGGAGATTCTCCCCATAAAGGCCACATACTCCCCTTGCTTTTCCCTGACAGTCCACTTATCTATGTCGTAGTAGTTTGGGATAACCCACATATAGTTGTTACCACCTAGATTCTTTTGGCCAGACCAGTAATGCATCTTAGCATAGCTTTCAAAGACCTTGAAACTTGAGTCAATGCAATCTGGATAACCAATCCCTGTCTCTACATGGCTGTTTCTGTTGAACACTTCTACAACTTTAGTGTGCGCTATACCGAACGGATGACATATAATGTCACCGTCCTTCACATTCTCAAGCATGGCGATCAACAGCCTACGTTCAAACTCCGTATGGTGCTGTGTCCCCATAACAGCATCATTACCATAGAACTCCTCCTTCTCCTTTTTAGTGATCATAGAGAATAGTTCTTCTTTGGTGAGCATGACATGCTTTTCATCTGCCGTACTCTCAGAACCCTCGTTGGAGTATTCCACTACACGATACCCATACTCTTGCATCATCTTCGGGAAGCGCAAAGCCTTCCCAGTAAATGCACAGTGTGAATGTTCATCTGAGTGGATTGTGTGGAATATCCCTATCAGATGAAGTGTTGGCTTATTGCTCATTTAATTTAACTAAGTCGTTTTTCATTCCGCCCTCCCAGATCTTTAGCAACGCTGATCTGATGTCTATTGGTCCATCTAGACGAACATTGTACTTTGCCATCAGAACCTTGAAGTTGTTTATGTCAGACTCTATTACACCGCTGACAAAACCTTCTTTGCTTGTGGTTGACATCTCTGTGTGCATCTCTATGGTAAGACTCTTCGGGGAATCAAAGTTCAACCCCAAAACATCGTCGCCAAACCACACTCTAAATTCATCTGGTATCATAACGTAGTTGGATCGCTTCATATACATAAGTACACCCCAACCACTACCAACGTGCTTCCCATCTGTGATGTATGTCTCATCACCCATGTACATAAAAGACTCTGGGTGGATCCCTATGATCGATTCGCCTATGTTGTCTATAACTGCTTTGTTTGCCAGCTTGCAGTCAAACGTTATATCGTCATTGCATATGGCGATATACTCTGATTTTGCAACTGAAGCACCTAGATTCCATGCTGGGTTGACATATATGTTCTTTTCCTGTGGGAGGTAGACAATCTTCTTGAAGCCAGAGATATCATACGTCTTTGTAGTGTCGTTGTCTATTAAAATAACTTCGGACACCATGTCATCCTCTTCATATCTGTGGAGCATCTCAAGAATTCTGAGGGATCTCCACATAGTCGGGATTATATAGCTAATCATTTTTCTTCGCAGTAGTGGCTATAGTTCTTTTGAATACGTTGCTTCTCATTGTCTGGTAGGGCCTCGTATATATCAGTCTTAAAAAACTGCTCCATATTTGTTTTTGCCAATTCTCTCTGACCAACATAATAAGCAGCCATACAGTACTCGTCTAAAAACATCCACTCATGTATTGGCTTCTCGTAAAATAAAGTGTCCTTTCCTGGATAGTTCGTAAAGTTCTGCATAGCCATGTTGGCGTATGTAAAGCCAAGGACATGCCTTTTATTTAGGCGTAAGATGCGGGCAAGGTGATATGCCGCCTCAAGTCTAAATGGTCTATTTTCCCACGCCTTGCTAAACGCATCGATTAGGACCTCATCTTTTTTCTTTAACTCCATGAGGCACAGGGCAATCTTATAGTGGCTTATGTATACCTCCTCATTCCACCCACCCATAGTAGTTCTCTTCTTGTATGCCTCTATTGCCTTTGCGTATTGTTGTGAATCAAAGTAAGACTGACCTAGGTAGAACATATACCTGCTGTTGTTTGGATCTTCTTTTACAGCCTTAGCAAGTATTCTGGCATCGTTGGCGTACTTTTCTTTCTGCGATTTAGCCCGCTTGAGTGGGGATATGCATGCGTGTATTACGCACCCATTAACCATCCCAAGATTAGGGGTCTGTTTGTTCTTCGGAAATGGATATTCGTGCAGCACGCCTACAAACTCCCAATCCTCATCAGACTTTATAAGCATACATCTATTGTACGATATACCACCAAGCTGAAGGTTTATTCCGAATCCAGACTTAGACGGGTCAAGATCTTCAAATGGATTGTCAACAAAAGATTCAAACGTATCGTCTGCATCCATAACCAACCTATAGTCACACTTGCCCTTTGCTAGTTCAAGACTTTCGGTTCTGTTGTGACCAAAATTCACCCACTTTCTTTCATGAATTTCTCCCTCTAGCCCAAGCCCTTCAGCAACCTCTTTGATCTTTGCTATTGTGTTGTCTTTAGACCCAGTATCAACAATTACATAGTAGTCGATATATTTTCTGAGACTAGTGATGCACTTTTCAATCGTGTCCTCCTCATCTTTTACTATCATGACGAGGCATATAGTATTTTTTTTCACTGATATTTTAATTAAAGATTTACTTCATAAGAATCTCTTAAGTGCCAGTTTGCTTTTATCTTATAGAGATCAATGCATTCATGGTATTCTATAATTCTTTGAACACCATTTCCATACACATCACTAGGACCGTGTGTAACTGGAGCCTCCTTGCAATATGCTTTTGACTTGTATTCATTTATTAAAAAGTCCTCCCACTTTACATTTAATTTTTTGTAATTCTGTATTGATTGTTCAGAATAGTCAATATTTTTTTTATCAAGTATTGACTGCTTTTTTTCTTGTATTAGTTTGTCTGAATACATCCCCATATTACTACTCATCCCAACATAAATAGGGGTGGCTAACTGATCCTTGTCAAAGTCTTTTATTTTAGAATAAAACTCTTTTCCAATAAAAACAGTATCGTGAATAACAAACCAATGGTCGGACTTTAGATCAAGTTCAACAATGCCAATTAGGCAAGTAAAATCTATTGAGTTGTTATCACACTTATACACATTGACTCCATCGTCAACAAATAAGTCATACTTTTCATATCCACCAACAAAAAAGTAAATGTCTTCTCTGTTAACACCAGATTCAACTAGTCCGTCAACAACTTCGTTGTATGTAGACCCAAAATACTTCTTGTTTGAGTTTACGGCTATTTTAATCATTTCCTGAATTTCTCTGCGAATCCAGCCGAATAGTCTCTATCCTCTTTGGCAAGACCGTTTTCAGCCATCTGTTTCTTCATCTCATCAAGTTCTGCGTACTTCCTGATCAGCTCCTGACAGTCTACAGCCGTCTGTTTAATCGCCTGTAGCTCTGCTTTTCTGGCCGCACCCCCCGCTTCTGGGTCAACAGGCTTCCTGATCTCATCGATCATATTGTTTATAGCCTCCTGCATGCTGGACATAAGACGATCTATGGCGTCTACCGTGTCAAATCTCGACGTAGAGGAGGTCTTCAGTTCTGGTTCTGTAGTATTCCTTGCCATCGATCTTGAATCTATAGTCCATATTCTTCCTGAACCCTACGTGGTCACCTACCTTCAGACCCAGATCCTCCAGTTCCTGTGACAAGAACGCTACACTTCCCTTTGTTGGGAGCGGTTCCTCCAGAACCACCAGCTCTATGATGTCCGACTTGAGTTTTGGCTCTTCGTGAACAGCCTCCAACACCGCCCACCCAGACATAGGGTGTATGTCCCCAGTCTCAGAGCACTTGTATGCTATGCACTGACTGTTTATCGTCTCCTTCTTCTGATACTTTACGAGGTAGTGGTCCTTGATATCAGCGAGAATCTGACCATCGTTGATCACAACGAGATGGTGGAAGTACAGTATGTCCCCCTTCTTTGCTCCTCCATCGTACTTGTATGGGACATTGACTATAACCCCTTCATTCACCCTGTGCTTGAACTCGTCAAATTTGGTGTCTACGTAGAGTTCTTGACCATTGGATAGGGTAACCGTGTCATTGAAACGCTTTTCAATGAACACGATAAAATTATCTAGTGACATCATCTCTTTCTGTATGGGAACTTCACGTTGAGGACCTCTCTCCTCTTGCTGCACCCACACTCCTCACCAACAACTTTGTGCACTAGCTTATCTATGCCAGTAGCGTTGGTGATTTTGGCGATAGTATCGCCGAGACCTTTGCTTTCCTCCATGATTAAAAGTTCAAATCGTATTCAATTATGCAGGGCATCTCCTCTATAGTCTTCCAAACTATTTGTGATTTGTCTTGCTGTTGCAAATATACATGGTATCGTGTTCTTTGGAACCTGTACATATATTCTTCGTCGAATACAATTGCAGTTACTGGGAGCCTGTTCTTCTCACCGACATACATCCCAACGAAGTATGCCATAGCGTTCTTTGGGTCCTTCCCAATAACTATCTTCCTTATAAGTCCATCCATTAGTTCAATGATATTCCAAGGGGGTCCAAGAGATCATTCAACCCCTTGTCCATCCTGCTGTTGTTAAATGTGTCGTACATGTTGTACACCATCGTATCCAAGTCCTCGTCGTCACCGAGGTTAAAGCAGAAGAATGCGTTGTGTGCAACATCGTCATCATCCCTGTAGATCTCGACACCAACACCACATGCCATGATAACCTCGTCCCGCAGGTTATATTTGTCTATCAGAGCATCAAGACTCTTCAGTATTTTTGATGCATCCCTGATAAAAGCATTCTTCAACTTATCTTCACTATTCATGGCAGTTAAGGTTTCGAGGGTTAAACGAGAGAGTATGTTCAGGGATTTCCTGCCTAAAGATAAGAAGTACAGGCCGAAGAATCCGATGAAGAACTACAGGGTAGTTACAAACAAGTACTGTAAGAAATATACCCTAAGTCAGCCCATGCTTATGTTTATGGTGTGGGCATATGACCTAGAGTTCTTTACGCTAGACTACGCGTCCAAGCAGATGAAGTGGAACAAGGGGATCATGTTCAGGAGATGCCTGACCCCTCTGAAGGCAAAGAACTTTGTGTACAAGTACTTTGATAAGCTGACACCATCGAACAACTATACTGCCAGCATGTTTCGGGAGGAGTATAAGATGAACTATAGGGTTCGATACGCCCTGACTGCTGAGGCTGTCCAAATAGTAAAGGAGTACTACAAGGAGCTTGCATCCAAGTTATAGGCCCTCGACACGCAAGTTGTTCTTCCCTGTGTATATGGCTGCCATACCACCCTTTCCAGGCACAACGCGGCGACCTCTGTTCTGCTTGTCTGCCTCTTCGATCTTGCGTCTGTTTTCCTTTATTTCCACCTGACGTGGGGTAAGGCGGTCTGTTGCATTGTCCCAAGCCTTTTTCTCTTTCTTGAGTCTTTCCTCTCTGGTCTCCTTTACCTGGCCACCAGATCCGTATTTCTTCATACACTTCATGATGCTAATATAATATTATCTTCCCTGACCCCTGTATTTCTTCTCGTAGACCTTAGAGGATGGGTTGCTAGATGATGATTTAGAATGCTTTCCGTGGGTCTTCTTGCTGTTGAGTGTGACCTTAGATGATGATGACTTAGCCATTATAGTTAGTGTATACTGTTCTTCCTTTACTCTTGAATGCCTTTAGAACCTGGTTTCTGTTCTTGTCTTTGTTGTACGACACGTGCACCCAGTCTGGATTCTTGTCTGTACCGAACTCCCAGATCAGCTGATCGAACTTCAGCTCTTTCTTGATGAAGTCAAAAATCTCTTTGTTTGTGACGCCACCGTAAATATCTCCATCAATGTCGAGCGCACGCCCTTCCATGTGATCGGAGGTCTTTGACCCCCCGACTGCATCGTTGAGTCTTTTGCATCTGAAACCTGAGGAGATGCCGATCGGCGCATCAAAGTGTTCTCGTAGGGGCTGAAATACATTTTCTGCTATATATATAAGGTTCTGTATCTGTTCCTCGTTGGGTATGTTCTTTATACCCTTCTGTATAGCCGTCTGAGATTTAATTACCTCCTGAAGGCTAAGGTTCTTGCTTAGGTTCATGTCAATTATCTTTTTTATATATCCAGCAACCATTCATTACAATGACCTTATCACCGAACACCTCATCAATTGCTTTTACGACCCCAGGCCACCACGAAGCATAATCATGACCAGATATATAGCCACCATCTTTTACTTTGGGGAGCCAGGCTTTTACATCAGCTAAAACAGACTCATAATTATGCGTTGCATCAATAAACACAACATCGCAAGACTTGTCTTCAAATTGTTTTGAAGCGACAATGCTGTCTGATCTATATGGGGTAAATTCATACCCAGACATGTTGCTTAAGAATATCTCATATATATCTGTCTCTGTTGCGAGTTTGTGATAGGTATCAAGCTCATCTGGGCTTCCTTTCCACGTATCAACAATATGAATTTTTTTATCGCCTGCCTTGCTGCACAAATATGAACTACTCTTACCAAGCCACGCACCTACCTCCACAAAAACACCCCCTTCTGGAACTGACTCCAACAAGAAATCATATGTTTCTTCAAAATCAAACCACCCTTCGATTTCTTTGTAGCTTTTCATGAGATTTTACTGAAAAAATTAAGGGGCCAGTGGCCCCCTAAATTACAACAAAACACCCTATTAGTTTTTCTTTTTGCCCTTTGGCGTATTCCACATAGCGGGGTGCTGCTTTGGAGCCGCCTTACGTGGGGTTCTGTTGGCAGCGATGTTTGCGCTACCCCTTTCGTTTGTACGCATAGCGGGATGCTGATTAGGTGCTCCAGCACCCAATGCTTCCCCTACTTTCTTGGCTGCTCTTCTGAGTGCCTGACCCACTCTAGTTGGGGTCTTTCCCCGCATAGCGGGGTGTTTTGGTTTTGAGTTCATGATATTATAGGAATCTAGGATTTGCTGGTCGAAGGTCTCTTTTTTTAGCAGCCCTCATTTGCTTCTTCTCTTCTCTACGTTCTTTAAATGATGGTTTGTCTGGCTTCACCATTCGGCTTCTGTCGAACTGTGCTCTTGTTCCAAGTGATCCAGCCTGTTGTCCACTTCTAGACTGGCCAGGAGAGTTGTCTGGCTGACCACCACCCCATGCCTTGGGTCCCTTGCAGGACTTATCCATCTTTCCTTTTCCAGGGGGCCAGTCGTTATCAGACTTCATGCATTTCATGTTGTAAATATATAAAACAGTTTAGTATCTGTTCATGAGATCCAGCATTGCAGATCTGTACTCTGGGTTGTCAAGAAACTGTCGTCCTGGGATCCCAAGAAGACCGAGGACACTCATGATGTCTTTGCTTTCTATATCACTACCTCTATACTGATCTTGTGCGAACAGGTACATATTGTCCAGATCTTCATCTGTTATTGGGCCCTCCCCAATCACCCCAGCCTCTTGCATAGCCATCTTTGCCCCCATTACCTTGGCTTCCATTTCAAATGGATCGAAATAGTAGTCCCATTCTTGACCACTGGTATCTACCCCCATTTGTTCATATCCACGTCTAAGTTTCCGTATCATCTTATCATAGCCAGCCTCCCCAGTTATTGGGGTATCCTGTTGCATAGAATGTATCTTCTCTTCGCTTCTTAGCAAAGGCATCTCAGATCCTTCTGGGCTTAGGTTTATATACTTACGTGGCACGAGCGATCCTCGTTCTTCACGGAGTCTGTCCTTTCTTCCAAGGAAACCACCTGGCATCGTATTAGATGAGCCGTAATACATCTCCGAATCGGCTCGTTCTGGTGGAGTTGTATACCCAGCCGCCATCCCTGGACGAGTTGGGAATATGTATGCCTTTACTTCGTCAGGCAGTTTAGCCCTCGATTCTTCGGGGGTCATGTTGTACTTCTTGGCGAGGTAATTAACTACATCATCGTAACCAACTGAACTCAGTCTAGAAGGCGCTCTCTCTAGATTCATCTTTGCCTCCATATACGGGGTGAGCTTCTCCATCACACTTCTCTCGCGAAGCTGAGGGCGCTCTGTAGGAATCTGTTTTGCTGGTTGTGGGTTCAACGGATGTATATCGTCTGGGTTACCAGAAACCCCGCCCCTCTTGTATGTCTTCATAGTCTGTTTGTTTTATGATGCTGCAAATACCTCCAGTATAGCCGTCCCAGCACTTGTGCCAAGGGCCTTTATGGATACTATATTGGCAAGGCTTACATTCTGTTCATTTGTCTCGTCGTTGGCATCCATAGTGCCTGTGTTCAGTATAAACGACTTGCCCGTATTAAGTCTCACGAAGTACTCTTCGTTTGTACCCCTCACCCGAAGATTGAATGGGTAGTCAGATCCACCAGACGTTATGTTCGTTATACGCAGGTACTTTGCGTTTGCAGGGATCACAACAGCCCCAGCGGCAGCACTAGAGAACGAAACAACAGTCACCTCTGACGCGTTTGTGACTGGCATGACCTGATGGTATGTGTACGTCACTGATGGGATGGTGTTGACAACGGTACTGCCCCTGTTGGCCCCGTTGATCTCAACCTCCTCGGTTATTGTTACGTTTAGTGTTGCCATTCCACAAATGTAATTAAGTTTTTGATTGTCTTGCCTTAGAAGCCTCCACAGCACGTAGCTGCCTCAGGGCCTTCTCCCTTGTCTCGTGTTCCCCAAGCAGTCTCCCGCTCCTGCTACGCACCTGGAACTTGTTGCCCTTACGCAATATCATTACTTTCTAATTTGCCATTTGCGAAGATAGGGATCCCAGTAGTATTGCCCCATCTGTCTCTGACCGTATCTAGACGACTGGTCGGCCTCCATCATAGGCATCGTCCTCTCCCCCAGCCCCAACGTCACCTTAGCCCTGGCCTCCCTGTCCCCAGTAGACGGATCGTAGCTGTCACTGTAGTCTACCCCCTCAAGAGAAGGACTGCCTCCCCCATACTTACCCTTCAGAGCATCCCACTGCTCCAATATATCCATCAGAACACCAACATTCCCTCCCCCTACACGCGTTGGGACTATCTCAAACGTCTTACTACTTGGCTTTTTACTGGCTTTCATGCTAAATATGTGTGGACAAAGCTAACCCGTTTACGAAAATTTACTGTCGTATGCGTCTGTATTGCTGTCTTTGGTTACTTTCCTTTATGGCGCAGCGGGCTCTCAAAAGCCCCGCAGTCGCCATCGCTTTGAACGTCCGCAAACGCTTAGCAAAGGTACGAAAAAAAACTGTAAAAGTCAAGTGTTTTTGATCAGCATTGTTAAACACAGACTAACAAGGGTAAAATTCACTGTTTTTTGCCCTCGTTAGGGAGACGAGTGTAAAAATTACTCAGAAATATTTGGGGTGGGGATTCTTATGCATGTGCCACCGCCCCCTATGCGCATCCGAAACGCTTTCCTGCAACCCCGTACCTATTACTTTTAGCATTTTTTGGCATAATATTCAGCATTTAGTTTTAGTTTTCTCGAGCACATAACTAACTGATTTTGTTGTTGTTATTCTGGCAGTCGTTAATGGTAACAGAAGGTATTGTTAGTATTGATAAACCCATCCCCACATTATCCCCAAATTCAATACAACCACAACAGACCAACTACTTAAACCGATAACTATGTGGTTTACAGGCAATTGACATTCTTTAACAAAATACATTTGGTGGTGTCATCTAGATCCCTATTCGCTCGCGCATACAGGCGCACACGCACACGTACGCGGGCACGCACACACACGTACGCACGCACAGGTACACACACGGGCATACGCGCAGGCATTCCTATACTTTCGGCCCTGAATGTTAACGGATGTTAACGGAGTGAAAATAGTTCGTTTCAGATTTGGTGGTTTGGAATCGTCGTGATATGTTTGCGTCATCATTCAAACAAACCCACACAACAATGCCCAAGACGCGCATCATTAGCAATGGTCGATTCGAACTGCACATCGACTATTCCATCGTTGTAGAACAATGGTATGTTAGTATCTACAGCCTTAAGCGAGGCGGAGGAATCATAGGTGCTCCATTCTTTGGTAGTGAAGAGCAAGTGATGACCTATGTTGATAATATCTTATCAATCCCTAGCAAATAATAACAAGATGCCACAATTACTATCACAAAATTCCAAGCTAGCAAAGACTAGCAAGGCAATCGGCGCAAAGGTCATGAACTTCGGCATCCCTGCGTATAGGGATATCAACAACAAGGTCACCTGCCCATTCGCTAATGTTAACGACAAATCATCACCTTGCTATTCGTGCTACGCTCGCAAAGGTGCGTATATATGGCCTGCGGCAAGGAACGCCTATCAATGGCGATATGAACAGACCAAACTAGACTCTTTTGTTGATGATATGGTCGTGGCAATTACTAAAAGTAAGGCAAAGTTCATCCGCGTCCACGATTCAGGTGATTACTATAGTATTGACTATATCAACAAATGGCTAGCAATTGCAAATGCACTACCAAACGTTAATTTCTACAGCTATACAAAAAGTGTAAAAATGTGGAAGGATGTAATCAGTTCGGGTAAATTGCCTAGCAATTACGATATCATCTTCAGTCAAGGTAGCGTTCAGGACAACCTAGTAGACGTAGCTGTAGACCGACATGCGAAGGTATTCCCTACATACGAGGATATGCACATCGCAGGATATGTGGATGCAATGGGCGAGGACGTGCAAGCCACAAAATGGTTCAACGCTAGCAACAAGGTAGGTCTTGTTTTCCACTGATAATTCACCATCAAACAATATAAACAATGTCTAGGTTTACTAGCTACGAGTTCGACCGAATCAAGGTCGCCGAATGTTACCTTCCTGCGCTCATCAACAATGACGCATCAGGTCTGTCTGATGACGAATACTTGACCTTGCTACGTCTGTACGAAGACATCAATCACCAAATTGATATGCGACATCCTGACGAGAAAGTCAAGTTCGATATCAGACTGATGACGGAGGATCCATCGTTCGGTGTGTGTGATGCATCGCTCCTGTATGCGATGTGCCGCGAAGTATCTGTGTATGCGATGTGCCACGAGATATCTGTGGTCTTCAACGTGGAGACTCCGACCACGTGAACTATTAACATCCGTTAACAGACTAGCTATTGACTAGATAATAAATTCGCCCCATCTTTGTCTCAACAAACAAACCCACAGGTTATGTCCCAAGCACCCAAGTTCCCTCGCTACTGCTCCATCACGGGAGATGGTATGTATCACGGATACTGCATCGATGATGGTATGTACTACGCATCTACTCTAGATGCACTACTCAAGGTATTCAATCTGTACTATGGCATCCAGCTAGACATCAACGATGACGAGTTGATGGAACAGCTAGACCACCTATACGACGAAGGTCTGTACTACCACAGCGAATGGACAGACGAAGACATCGACAACCACGAAGACTAACAATTCAAAACAAACGAACAATGCCACGAGAACTTCACCTAACCACGACAATCCTCGAACGCATAGGATTCTCGCAGTTCGCAGTAGATGCCATCATCTACTTCACTCGGAAGAATGGAACTTGGATTGAGGAATACAAAGGAATCAAGGTGATGACATCCATCACAGAGGACGAAGATATCACGCTTGAGTTTATGAATGCAGACGCACTAGAAGATTGGAAATAATGACAACGAAAGATTATGTTGACTTCGTGCTCGACCAAATGGTTGTGGCTTGCGAACGCGTGGGAGACTTGGAGCGGCAAAAGTATTGGTTGAAGTGTGCAGGACTGCACGAAAACAGCGAGGATATCGCGAGGATACAAAGGAGTATCATCGACAACGAAAAGAAAATCCGCGAACACAGAAAAACAATACTGCGATTCGCACCACTCACTGAATACACTGAACAATGAAAACTATCCAAATTGGTTCACAAGTGTGGACTACGAAGAACCTACGAGTGTTCAAGTTCAACAACGGAGACGATATCCCAATCGTTCAGGATATAGACGAGTGGGTTGTCCTTCGTGAAGCCGCTATGTGTATCAATCCCGATAGCGGAGAATGCTACTATAACTGGCATGCTGTCGCTGACAAACGAGGACTTGCTCCCG